TCTGTAGCCACCCCTACTGCCAGAAGAGCTTCCTCCCATGCGCATGCCACTACGGCTGCCCATTTCCTCGGCACCCATTTGCTCCAGCATCTGCTTCACCTCCTTCAATGTCTTTTCGTCATCGTCGGTGGTCAGAATAAAATATCGTCTGCTCATAATCATTACTCCTTTTCCTTCCGCTTGCCTCCCGTATTAGCTTCCAGCAGCTGTCTGAACATCCCCTTTATCTCGGTCATGTCCGTCTTTAGCTGCTGCAGTTCACGGTCACGCTGCTCATTCTTACGATACTCTGGATTCATATCCATCAGCATTTCGTTATACACAGTGCTCAGATGCTTGTGACGGTCGTATCCGCTCACCACATCGTCGCTCTGTTTCTTCAGTGAGGTTATGATACCAAGCATAGCATCGTGGCTCTCTGTCACCGTCACCTTTCCATCTGGATAGGTGAAGGTATTCTGGCTCCCTGGCAGGTCTGTCAGTTCCATGATGTCACCACCACCTACGTCAAGTACCAGCTTCATGGAGTAGTCGGTTGGGATTCCCATCTGATTCAGCTGTGGCTGCATCTTTACCGCATCCACCACCGTCCCCTGTCTCAATACAGGGTCTTCGCCACGCTTGTCAAGCACCAAGATCAGTGCGCCTTTGTTTACTACGGAAAACATATCGGAAGATTTTTAATGGTTAGACATTCTATTTAGCAGCCGTTGCAGGTGTAGTGGGTGTAGTAGCAGCAGAAAGGCGGTTAGCCCAGTAGCTGGCTACGAAGTCGCTGCCTATATTGGCAGCCCAGTTAGGAACAATGGCATACTGCGTGTTAGGCAGTGTCATGGTCTCAGGAAGCTTGCACTTTACACCGTCCACCTCGCTGCGGATGGCTGCGAGCTGTGCCTGAATAGGAGCCATGGCCTGTGCCACCACGCCAGTGGTGAAGTTCTGGCTTTCCAGCTGTGCTATCTTGGCAGTCTTCTCGGCAATCTCGCGATCCTTGCGTGAGCTTTCCATGGCATCTATCTTGTTGTCGAGAGCCAGATAGTTGCGGTTCATGGTGTCCGTGAGGCTGTAAGTCTGCTGGCAGTTGGCCAGTTGGTCGGCTGCACTCTTGGCAGCGATGCTCTGCTGTACGCCAGCGAATCCTTGGTTCATGGCAGCTGTCTGCTGTGCCATAGCAAGCTGCTGCTGGCAGCAACACTGTGCGAACTGGCTGGCCAGTGAGGCGTTGCCACTCTGAATGGCGTTGATCACCTGCAGTGCATTCATGCCTTGGTTAGCGCTGATAGTAGCCAATGAGCTGCTGATGGTCTGGATAGCTCCGTTCACGAGGTTGAAGTCCTGACCAAGCATAGTGCTGAGCTGCTGAATGGCAGACACGCTGCGCTCACCGCTGTTGTTGATAGCCTGCATCAGCAAGTCACGCCCATTGTCATTGCTGATCATGTTGCCCAGATACGCCGTACCTGCTGCACCTCGACCGCCACCGAACATGCCACCGCCAAAGAGGCCGTTATTACCGAAGAGCAGACCAAGGAAGAAACCCAAGATGCCGCCACCCCAGCCGCCGAGGCCAAGACCGCCACCATAGTTACCATATCCGCCGTTCATCAGGGCAGGATACCAAGCGGGCACGGTTCCACCGTTACCGCCGTTATTCTCAGGAATAGAAATTACTTCTGTTGCCATAAGTAAGATTTTTAATTGTGATACATTTTGTTGACTTGTCAATGGCCATCTGACAAGCACAAAGTTATCCACACTCACGGCAGCAGCCAAGCGTTTCACCGCTTTCTCGGTGCACGGATCTTGCAGTCTGCGTTGAACAATCTCAACAGGCCATACACCTTCCTTTCACTGATATGATAGACATCCGCCAGCACAGACACAATGTAGGTAGTCTTCATGCCCTTAGCAAGCATTTCCTCATAGTCGCTGTACATATCCACATACTGGCAGTCCTCCAGCCTCACGCCCATCTCCCTGATGCGCATCAGAAGCTCTTTGTTCAATTTTAGTGCCTCAATTACTTTCATTTTCCAAATTATTTATATCTTTGCATATCCATCTCACAGTTTTAGACATAGAAAAAGCCACACATCGCAGCTCTGTAGGACTTACTGAATCCCCAGCGGCCGCGATGTGTGGCTAATTTGTCTAATAAAGCAGGTGAGATGGTTTTATTGCAAAGCTGGGGATTCTTTTATTTTTTGTCCCCATACTGCACGCTCCGTGCAGTGCTTTTCAATGTCAAGGGCAAAGATAACGGGCTTTCACACCCTTCACCCGTTATCTATTAACTCTAAACCCTTAACTCTAAACTCTATTCTCCCTTCCTCATCTCCTCCACCATTTCCTTGATGACTTCAAACTTCATCTGCTTATACATGGCCTCATCTTCCTTGTCGGCAGCCTCAGCCATCATCTCGTCATAGGAGTTGATTTCATCCTTGTACATTTCAAAGATCTCATAGCGACGGTACTCATCGCTGCTCAAAAGCTGCTCCTGCTTCTCGGCATACTTCTGCGCATCCGCCTCATCGCCCTCTTCCTGCACCTTCTGGTAGCGGTTGTAGAGCCGCTTCGTCTCGTCTGCCTCTTCCTTATAGCGGTAGAACTCATTTTGCAGCTTGCGGTACTCTGTGGTCTCATCTCCACTTGTCATGATGCGGTTACCTATCAGCATGTTGCGCCACTCAAAGTCACGCTCACCCACGGCAGTCTCGCCCATCTTCTTCAGCTTCTCCGCTACGGACACATAGCCGCCGAATGTTCCGCTCAGCAGATACTCCAATTTTGCAGGGTTGATGTCCATGAACGGCCATTCGCTCTTCTTGAAGTCGTCACCACCACCAAGTTCATTCAGCCAGCGGGTCATAGCCACCAGTGTCTTGTCCGTGCTGGCATAAGCCTTCTTCCACTCTGGATCAGTCTTGTTATAAGGTGAGTCCTTGAACACTGGCAGACCAGTCCAGCGGCGGTTCAGCAGGTAGGCTTCTACAGCTGGCTTGAATGCCGATGGAATGAACGGTGTGAGTCCACCTCCGCCCTCCAGCATGTCGAGTGGGAGTATCTGGCTTACCTGCGATGCTATCTGGAACGCCATTTCCTGATCGCTGTATCGCTCCGCGCCCGTTATTACGCCCGTAGCCAACTCACCAAGTCCGTACAGGGCACGCAGCTCTATAGGAAGTGGAATAGTAACCCATTGATCGCCAGCATAGAACACGATGTTACTACGCCTGATGTACTCTGCCAGATTGTAGTAGGCATTCTTATCATCATCGTCCCCATCACTTAGGAGCTGTGCCAGAAGCGGCACGACTACGCCCAGCGTGAACACGGATGCTGCAGCGGCAATGAACTTCTTCTGATGGCGCTTACCTGCACGCCCGAAGTTGGTCATACCTTGTACACCTGCATTCCAGAACACGAAGCCTACTCTACCCAGTCCGCTGATATAGGAGCCAGTTTGGGCTAACAGTTCGTTTCTGTCTTTCTTATTTGTATAGGTTTTAGGATTAAGTAGCAAGGATAAATAAGGACGATCTTGGCCGATTGTCCCAAGCATCTTGCCACCGCTGCCCTTCTTGTTGAAGTTCACAGACACCTCCTTGGCATCATAGATGCTTCGCTCTATGCTTCTGCCCATCTCGCGACTGGTAACAAAGGCTGCGAAGCGGGCGCAGTTCTCCACGCTGCGGTTCAGCAGATCCATCTGCATGCCCAGCGCATCCCAAGCCTTACGGCCTACGCTGCCTTGCTTCTTCAGCTCCTTGGCAATGTCCTGCTTATGCTTCTCCAAGTCACGCACACTGGTGTAGCCTGTCTCGCCGCCATTCAGCATGAATTGGCGGAACATTCTTTCGGTGTAGTTGCTGTCATTCAGCGTCCCGCTCTCCCACTTACCAAGCAGCTTGCGCATCATGGCAGGATTCACCCTGCCTACGTTACGATGGAAGCGCAAGGCATACTTCGGATTCTCCTTTACCCACGTCATGACGTTACTATACACCATATCACGCAGGAAGTTACTTACCACGAAGTCTGGGTTTCTGGTGGTGTAGAATGCACTCAGCTGACGGTTCACGTATTCGCCCATCTTCAACAGGTTACCTACGGCACCCTTCACGTCCACGTCTGGATTGGTCAGGCCGTTCAATGCCTGTGCCGCACGCGGGTTGCCGTTGATGGTCAGTACGGAGGTTTTTCCGTTACGCTTCACCAGCACCTGATGTTCACGCAGGTTGCCCTTCTTCACTCTATATGGTATCTCCGGGTGTTCACGGCTACGCTTGAAGTGGTCTGGGTCTGCTATGGAGAGCTGCTGCATGTCGTTCTCAAAGTCAAGGAGCTTCCTTTCCACCTCTTCAGCTGTATCGTCTGGCTCCAACTCAGGGAACACGGCCACCCATTCATCTCGCAGGTCGTCATGCTGCATCCAGATGTCGCTCACGCTTACAAGGTCGCTCGGATGGTTCAGCACGAAGTTCATGAAGGTCTGCTTCATGCGGTTACGGTTGCCCTCCATGATAGCCTTGTCTGCCATCTGTGCGATATAGGCAATAGGATCATCAGCCTTACTGCTACGTCCTTTAGCTGTTTTCAGCACGCTGCCCATCAGCGGACTGTCATTCCCTGCCAGATAGCCATACACCTCATCACTGGTGGTTTCCTCCCAGCCGCGCAGTGGTATGTAGTTCTGGAACATGGCCAGAGTGTTCTGGTAAGTGTCACCGCTCATCAGTCCGCTCTTGTAAAGTTTCTCCAGTGTAGCATGTGAGGCATCCTTCACGGCATCCCACAGAGCCTGAATATCGGCAGCATCATGGGTGTTCTCATAATCATCCACCATCTGCTGAGCCATCAGCTCTGCTGCACCGAGATCGCTTTCTCCCGTCAGGGCTGTCAGACCTGCATAGTCACGTTCCCTGTTCTTCTGCAAGGCTTGGTCATAGTCGCCGCCACCCTGCTGTGCTATACGGGCATCACGCTCTGCCAGCACCACATTACGCTCCAGTCCGTGCTTAGCCATCATATAGTCCGTCAGTTCCTCACGCTTAGCCGCATCCTTGCCAGCTATCTTGCCTATGGCTTTCAGTAGCGGTTGCATATAGCGGTTGAAGTAGTCATGCTGCTCCGCTGCGCTCTGGCTGCTCATGCGGTTCTCTGCAAGGTAGGCATTCTCATAGCCAGGCACATTCTCAATGGTAGTAAACCCATTACCAAGCACGGCCTTATACATAGCGTGCAAGCCTCTCATGCTGTCCTGCACGGCCTCACGGAACTGGAAGGTTCCGCTCTGCACCATCTTCTCATACTCTGTACGCACGGTGGCCTTGTCTCGCATGGTGATCCTGAAGCGTGACGTTTCCGTCGGCTCCATATAGTCACCTACGCCAAGTTCATACTGCATGGCCGTATCGGCAGCCTCATCGAAGATGTCACGCTGTCTGTTCTCTCGTTCACGTTGCAGATTGTCATAGCTTCGCCACAGAAGGTAGCGCAGCTCATTGTCTGTCAGCTTGCCGTTCAATCGTCCGAAACCCATGTCTTCCAGAATGCGGTAGAATGCTTGCTTGATGCGTGCCCACCATCCGCTTCTCTTTGCCTCATCAAAGTTTGTATTTTCTGCAAGGCTTGCAAGATATTCCTCGGTAGCGGTCACGAAGTCCCAGTCATAGCGTGCTGCCAGTCGTTCTATCTGCTGTCTGATTGGCAGGTCGGCATGCTCATACACTTCAAGCATGAAGTCATTGAAACGCTTACCAAGCAGCTTGCGCAGTCCGTAGTGTGCCACTATCTCATGCACCATGGTGCGCTTTGCATCGGCAGCGTCCTCAGTGTTCGGTACATAGACGAAGATACGCCCATTGTTGTACCAGCCCTTCACCATTCTGCCCTCGTCGATGCGCTTACGTGCCTCGCTTTCGCTCTGAGGCAGTTCACTGACATAGTGAACAATGGTGACTGGCACGCCCAACTTATCGGCAAGGCGGTTTACTTCTTGCTCGATTGCTTCTTCTGCTTGGCTTCTTCCTCTTTCAGCAGCTTCATCGTTCCGCATTTCCACGGCTTGCGGTTTTTGGTCGATTGAACGAGTTTCTTGAAGAAGTCCGTTGTTTCTTTCTTCTGTTCCATATCTTATAATGTTTATTATTGCACCCATGTATCGTTCTACAGGTATTTCTGAATTATACAACAGTTCCAAGCCATCTATAATTTCTTTGTCAGACATTTTACCAAGCTCTTCAAGCATGAAGGTTATGTATTCTTCATTTCTGTCGCTTTCCGAATGGTCGCTATATAATTGTTGTATATCTTCATAGAACTCTGGGGAATCCGCTTTAGTATATTCAGCTATTTCATCTATCCACTCTTTGGGAATGTTATAATAGCGAACAACCCTATGACCTGCTTCGTGCCAAAGGTACGAATTAATTTTCTCTTCTGAAACATTCCCGTTATCAAAAGCAACTATTAAGTCATTCCCATACAAGCAAAGACCTCTAAGCCCGCTTTTGAACTCTTCCATGTACTCCCGTGCTTTGTCTGCACTCAAACCGCGCTGCCTCAGAATATCATACCCATTCTCCGCAGTAATCACAGCCACACGCCCTACCCCCTTGTTCTTTCGGGCAAAGTTGTAAGCTACCTCACTATTCCTGCGGTAGATTTCACGGAAACGCACACCACTATCCGCCAGCCCCAGCTGCTCATTCAACTCATTCACCTGCTCATCGGTTACAGCACCTTCCTGCCGTTTCTGAGGTTCACGCCCTGCGGCTCTTACCATGGCATCTACCTCGCTTGGGGTAAGTATGCGGTTCACCTTCATGGCTCCCGTGATGATCCACTCGTCAGTAGTAGGATCAGGATTAGTGCGATAGCGATAACTGCCGTTCTCAGGCACACGTTTCAGACCTGCCAATGAGTGCTGGTACTTGCCATTCTCATTGGTTCCTTCCTTGCGTGCCTCTTCCTGATAGTCCACATCGTTAGCATATTCCACCTCTGCCCAAACAAAGTTATTGGGGAAGAGCTGCTTTTCACCTGATTCATCCTTGCGGTTGAACTGCTTGGCATAAGGTATCTCTCCCAAGTGCCAGCCTGGTCTGTATGCCAGTGTGCCGCTACCACCCTGCGTACCCTTGCCGCCTGCCTTTACCTGCGGTCTGCCAGTCTTGCTGGTTCCTGCCACTGGTGCTGCATGGGCTTCAAGCCATACACCGACTGGAGTGGCCGCCCCGTTAGGGTTGGCTACCATCGGTGGATAGAGCTGTCCGTCCTTCAGCACGAACACCTTATAGCCCTTGCCTGTCTTGGTAGGCTGGTAGCTTTCAGGTGCCACGTTGAATGCCATTTCCTCGCCCTGCTCAAAGGTCAGCTGCTCACCGCTCATCAGGTCATAGAGTATGCGGTCTGTCACTTGGCCGATATTACGGAACTCCTTCATGCCGAATACATGGGTGCCTACCCAGTTCCAGAAGAAGTCAAGCGCACGGCGCACACGGTCTATGATGCTGGCTGCATCCAGCGCACCATTCTCTCTCACGGCACGCTCAGAGAGCTTAGTCAGATAGTTACCGTTCTCACGTCCGCTGATACGGCTCAGAGCCTCACTGGCTATGGCATCCTCGTTGTTCCAGATATTCCTATAATTAGTGTCCTCTGTCACATCTGCCCATACAGGGGTACTGCGCAGCAGGTCTTTCACCTGTCCCCACAATTCAGGATTGGTGCGCTGGAGCGAAGCTGCCCACAGGTGGGTGTACTCATGAATGGTGGTGTTCGGGTTCATGCCTCGCTTGGTGAGGTAGATGGTCTTTCCGTCAGTCCAGCCATACACCTTGCCCTTCACCTTCAGGAACTCTACCTGCGCTGCTATTCTTTCAGGGTTTTCCAACTCTGATGTCACATTCTTCTCCGAATCCAGATCCAGCATCACGAAGCTACCCCATCCCAGTCGGTTGTAGTAGGCAGCATCCTTCTGTGCTGCGTCCTTCGTCTCATAGTAGAATGCCTCGTTGATATGGGTAGGATCTTCAAGGTTCACCACATAGTAACGCTGCTGCCCATATCTACGGCCAGCCTCAGCGGCATCACGAACACGTTTCCAGTCAGTGCCGTTCATACTAAGGAGAAGCATCTGCAAAGCCTCTTTGTCGCTCACGGTCTGAACGGGTACCTTCGCATTCTGCAAGGCTTGCAGAACGGCATTGGTAGCCATCTTCTGCGCCTGTGAGCGTCTCTGGATAGTGTCTTCACTCACTTGGAAGGAAGTGGTTGTTGTATCGCCGTCTTCTTCCTCAGCATCTGTAAGTGAGTTAATATTCACAGCCTCAACATCACTATCCATTTCTGTATATTTAGCCTCCTTCTCAGCCAGTTCTTTCTGCATCTTCTCGGTGAGATCTCCCACACGATCCTCGGCTGCTTTCAGTTCCTTCTCCAATGGGAATGGCTTTCCGTCACGCTCTCTGATCTGCGCAAGTTCACTCTCTTTCCGCTCAATTCTGTTCTGTATGGCTTCCTCACGTTCTCTAAGATCATTGCCGGTAATCACATTGCCTATGATGTCAAGCATGGCATTTCTGAAAGAGCCTCTGGATACTGGTACAGATTCAAGACCAAGCTCTTCGCAGTCATAGGTCATGTCGGTGTGAACTACATACGATAATACGCCGTTTCTGAATGTACTTTCCTTTCTCAGTACGGCTTTCACTTCAAATGTGATACCATCTACCTTTACGGTATAGTTCACATTGGCAGTAGCATTACCATATCTACTGCGCAGCGCATCTTCGGTTTCCTTCAGGCGTTTATTGACTACATCTTTGATGAAATCTGCCATGCCGTCAATGCTGCTGAACTTGGAATTGCCTACGGTAATAGCCTTCGCCTTGCCGTCTGGGAACGTCTCTTCCACCTTCTTTAGTCCTGCCTTGATGGTTGTAAGGATTTCCTTGTTAGCCTTTATCTGACCTTCATACTTAGGTATGGCGTTATGTACATAGATTTGGTCGGCCGTGTGCTGTTGTTTCTTAGACAGGAGTTTCTTATATTCCTTCTCTGCCTGATTCTTCAGCATGGCATATTCGGAGCCAGAGAGCTGTGCTACGGTGTCACCGAACACGTCTTCTTCCTCTTCTATGTAGCGGTTCTCCTGATTATTGTTCATCATGGACTTGCCGTTCATCACGCTGTCAGCTATCGCTCCCTTAGTCTTCAGTCGCTGGTAGGCGGTCACATCCAAGCTGTCCTCCACACCGAAGCGAAGCACCCTAACAGGCTTATTCCAGTCTCTGTGCAGGTTGCCTTGGCGCAAGATACGTCCGTTACGCTGGGTGTAGTCCATCGGTCGGTTTGGAGCATCGAGGTGGATCAACGTATGCAAGCGTTCCTGTATGTTGACACCAGTGCCAAGTGTGAAGGTGCTGCCAAGCATGACTCTTATTTCGCCTCTGTTCATCTTGGCGAACACCTCAGCTTTCTTCTTGTCACTGAGCCCGCTGCGCATGATGAAGATCTGGTCTTCTGGTACTCCGTTCGCAATCAGCTTCCTCTTTATCTCCTCATAGAGGTTGAATCCCGTATGCTTGTTCTGGTAGTTATCGCAGAAGATGGCCACCGTGCCATTGTAGCTCTTTGTGTCGTTCAATGAGCGCAGTGTCTCTTCCACGGCCTTGTTGGTCTTGCTCAATGGCTCATCTATGGCCTCATCGCTCACAAGTCTTGGATCTATGGCGGCGGCTTTGGCAATGCCGTACATTGTCAGAGGAATATGGCTGTTGGCTTTCTTCTCCTTGCCAGACATTTCATCATAGCGTTTTAGCTCTGCTTTTACGGCAGCCATGATAGCACGCAGACTTCTGGATTGTGGCAGATAGATGTCCTGCGCCTTGCCTGTTTCCAGCTCTGGGATCTTACTTTTCACCTCTCCTGCCTCATCCGTCTTTACCGTATCAGCGGCACCACTCCATATACGGATAAGTTCTGGGAGGTTGCTGTAACCTGCAAAGCGGTTATTCTCCTTGAATCTGCCGTTGGTGGCAAACTCCAGCATCTGGGTGATGTTACCGAAGTTCCTTACAAAATCATCGAAGTAGTAGATGTCGTAGGCCTGCAGCTGTTCCTTTGGCAGGAGGTAGCGCATGAAAGTCCATATCTCTGCAGCCGTATTGCTGATAGGCGTACCAGTAGCCATTACCACATTCTTGCCGTTCTTGCGTTCCTTAACGGCCTGAATCTTCAGGTAGGCACCTTGTGCCTTCTTGCTATACGAAGGGTCGATACCTTTCACGCCTCGCTGCATGGCTGTGGCAAAGCCAAGGTGCTTGTACTCATGAGCCTCATCAATGAGAATGGCATCTATCTCCATGTCGTCAAAGTTCTCAACTTCGTCAACCTCTCTGTCGAGCATTTCCCTTGCCTTTACAGCAGCATTCTGTCTCGTCTTCGCAGCTCGCTTCTCATCCTTGCTACGCTTCTTGTCTGCCAAAGCTTCAGATATAGTGGCAAGTTCTTCTTCAAGAGCATCGATTTCCTTCTGTGCCTGTCTGGTGATTGCTCCGCTATCATCATTGGCAGCTATCTCGTCCATTACGGCCATCTTCTCGGCTATCTTATCCTGAATGTAGGCTATCTGACGTTCTTCGCTGTCAGGGATGCGGTCAAACACGCTCTGCGGAACAATGATCATATCCCAGTCATTGTACTTTATCTTTGCATAGAAGTTCTTACGCCCTTCTGCTGTGCGGTCGGCCTCATCCAGCGTAAGCACCTTGGCATTTGGATAGAGGTCTTTGGCACTGGCGGCAAACTGGCCAGTAGTGGCATTCTGAACTACTATCATAGGTTTCTTTGCCAATCCAAGCCTACGCATTTCCATGGCAGCGGTAATCATGGTGAAGGTCTTGCCTGTACCCACCTCATGTGCCAGCAATACTGGCTGCATCGTTGCACGCACTGCGGCCTTTCCTTGATGTTCACGCAAGTTGAAACGTGTACTTGCACCAACGAAGTGTTCTGGAACAAACTCATTCGGAATGGTTCTCGGAACGAAGTTGTTGAACTTGTCGTTATAAACCTTGGCGATTTCGTTAGAAAGGTCTGGGTCGCTCTGCATCTTAGCTCTTGCCCAGTCCTTGAAGTCCTGACGTATCTCGTCTATCTTGTTGGCACAGGCTTGTGTGGCATCCTTGTCAACCGTAGTAATGGTTTCTCCCGTATATGGGTCTTTGCGAGTTTCCTTCACAGTGATGGTCTTGTTGTTCATGGCAGCATCTATCAGCTCTGTGCCAGGAATAACCTTTTGAAGCAATTCGCTGCGCACGCCAAATGAGCTATTCTTCTCTGAATAGCCATAGTCAACGTGCATTGCCCACGAACCGCCAGCCCTCGACAACCTTACATCCTTTCCTGTGCGGTCTTTCACATAGTCTTGATAAAGTTTTGGATCTACCCAAGAAGAACCAATAGAGAACTCTATCAGGTGCGCTGGTATATCGGCTGGAATAACTTTCTCCAGTGCCTTGATATTCTTGTCGTAGCGTCCATCTTCATTGGCTTCTCGCGCCTGCTCCAGTTTCTCACGCACGTTGCCGCTGAGATATTCAAAGCTCACTTCCAGCTCTGTAGTAAGAGGGTTCTCGAAGCCTAAGCCACTCTTGATGATCTCTTTTCTTACAGCATCTTCTTCCATGCCCAGCTTCTCTGCCATATATGGCACGTCAAGCCTGCCATGCTTGTAGATAGACACCGTCACAGCTTCGCTCACGCTCTTTGGCTCTGGCTCTGCTTCCTTATTTACTACACGACCATTGAACACGGCTGCTTTCTTCACTTCTACAACCTTATTGCCTTTCTTGTCGCCACGCTCTTCGTAGTTTTCAAGGGCTGCAATGCTTGCAAAATCCACATCGTTGCGCAGGAAGGAGATGCTTGTATTCCTATTCAGATAACCATAAGTACTCACAAAATCATCATAGGCCTTGTTGAGCGCACTCAGCAATGGCTTCAAACCTTTGTCGTCCTCATTGTTTACCTGATAGTCCAGCACATCGCTCAGGGCTTTCTTTATCTTATCATACGCCTGTAGGCATTCCTCCTTGGTGTGTCCTTTTACCTTATTGGCATTCAGATTCAGAGGTTCGGCTACACCACCTCTGGAGATACAGATCTCACCCTTGCTGTTGGATATGAGCTGCCCTTCCTTGGTGTTCTCACCTGCTAATTCAGAATTGCTGGCTTGGCTATCGGCATTCTGGCTTGGTGCTTGCTGCAGATCTGATTCACTTGGAAGTCTATCCAGCCATTCAGCCAGCATCTTGTTCTGATCCTGCCCATTGGGGAACAGTCCTGCGCTCTCTGGTCGGTAAGTATCTCCATGCTCAAAGCCGAAGTCCATCTTACCTGCCATATTCTCAGGGTGCTCCATGAAGTAGTTGTTGTAGAGCATTGAGAGCTTCTTAACAACAGGTACTTCCTTACCATTCTTGCGCTTGGTCTCGCCTGTTTCGTAATCTACTACACGTTCTGCGCTCACATCGCCTACATTGATGGCTTGCTCTGAACGCTGACCGTTGACACGCTTACGGATGATGATAATATCACTGGTGACGCTGGTACCACCAAAGGTCTTGTTGTTCAGTCGGAACGCACCGATAAAGTCAGAACCGCCTTCATTGGTCACCCAAGCACGGAGCGCATCGCTTCTGTCCATTGTTCCGCTGGAAGTGATGAAGATACCTATGCCACCTTCACGGAGTTTTCTCACGTTCTTGGCGATACAGAAGTCATGGATATTCCCAAAACGCTTAGAGAGGTCTTTGTCACCGCTATCGTCGAACACTTTAAGACCAGTCACGAATGGTACGTTGGTAATAGCTAAATCCACGCTGCCGTTAGGAATCTTCGTCTGCTCAAAGCCCTGCACATTTACCTTGGCATCTGGGTAAAGGAGTTTCAGAATATTACCCGTCACTTCATCTATCTCCACAGCCTCGATACTACTGCGCTGGCTCATGTCGGTTGGCATGTGGCCTATGATGTCACCAATACCTGCACTACCTTCAAGCACGTTGCCACCCTTGAAGCCAAGTCTCTTGGCTACATCCCAAAGAGTATCTATGACACTTGCTGGGGTATAGAAAGCACTATTAGCACTCATGGCTGCCTGTTCGTAGCCATCAGCACCAAGTAAATTCTGAAGTTGTGTTTTGGAATCGTAATCGTTGAGGAATGCACCAAGCCCACCCCAGCCGCTGAACTTTGCAAGTATCATCTTGTCGGCAGGCGTGGCCTCTGCTCCACTTTCCATGAGGTCTTGCATCTTCCTTATGGCAGCTACATTGGCATCGTAGCGTACCTTTGGTGAAGCAGGTGCAAGGCTCTGTCCTCGCTCTATGTGGAAGTTGCGAGTGTTCTTAGCCTCGGTTGGCTCTAATTGCGGTATGCGTCCACTGGATCGTTCAGAGCTGCTGCGTACTTGTTTATTGCCTTCCTGCGCGCTGCTATCTCCTCTTCGGTCATTCCTGCGTTCTTGTAAACCTGATTCCAGTCTTTCTCCGTCAGTTGATCTGCTCCCAGTAGATTCTCCCGTCGATACTCCATCATAGCTTTCTCGATTCGTTCTTCTATTGTCTTTTTCTGAGCCATCTTCATTTTTATTATTTGGTTTATTACTCTGCGAAGTTACGGAATTTTCTTCATTATTCCTATTATTTTCCTCATTATTTGCAGGTTCATTCTCTGCATCAAACTGTGCGAAGAGGTCAAGGCTCATAGGTTGCGCCTTTTCAGCTTTCTTGGCAGGCTTTTTCTTGCTTTCCTTTGGCTTAGCCTCATCATTCTTTGGCTGTTCAGCCACTGGGGTTGATGTTGGGGTATCCTCTACCATCAACTCTGACGGGCTGACACTTTCCATATTGGTGAGCACTACAGAAGTGATTCTCGGCTTCTCAAATTCGGTTGCAGAAACCTGCGAGCCTTGACGCATCAGCATCACTATTCTATAGCGACGGCCTTTGTAGTAAACAGCAGGATTACCTTCCAAGTCTTCTTCGGTAGCAGGACGCAGTTTTGGCTGCTCAGCAATAGAGGTAACCTGCGACACGGCTTCTTCTGCCTGCTGCTTCACCTCTTGTTCCTTCGTTACCTCTTCTGCGGTAGCCATTGCGTCAATACTTGGCTTGTCAAAGTTGGCCACATCAAAGCGGCTCACATTATCTGCACTATCCATTTCGGTATTCCAGCCTGCTTGCCCTACCTCTGGCAGGTCTCTGGCTCCGTTGTAGAATGCTTTCAGGTAAGGACGTATGGCATCGCCAAGGTCAGCAATCATCGCCTTGGCATAGTCGGCAAACTTCCTTGAACCTTTTTCTATATGGTACACAGCCATTTCGATACCGATGGTCAGTATCTCTGGATCTATGCCGAGGTTCATCTGTCCGCCCAGCTTCTTGCGCATACGCTCTTTCAGTTCTTCATAGCGCGCATCAGTAACAATCTTATTTCCTGATTGGTTTGCTTGTGCAGGGATTGTTACATCTTCCCATTCCACAAGTTCATAAATGACAGGAGACATACCTGTGTCAAGCACTGGCCGCCCGTTGTCAATATCATACAATATGGCTTCCTTGCCTTTGTAAATTACCTTGTCACCAATTTTAAGCCCTTTTTCTTTCAGGACTGCATCACGCTCCTGTTCAGTTTTCTTTTTTCTGATTTCATTTTTAAATGTTCTGAAAGCTCGCAAACTACCACTGGCAGAGGCAAGACGTCCTTGTGCGAAAGGCTTTTCTTGTTCAGAGGCATTATCAACCTCTTCTTCGTATTGCTTGACTTCTTTGCTGAATTGTTGTATTTTGTTTTCCAACTCTTCATTTGATGGAAGACCGTTTTTATATTTCTCGCGCAATCTGGTCAATCTTTTCTCATACACATCTTCCTCCATTTCTGAATAATACTGTGAAAGACGCTGTTGCGGTTTTTCTACTTCTACCCGCTCTTCCTGCTTCTGCTCTTCTGCTGGAGTAACTTCTTGTGTAGGAGCCTGCACAGCATTTGTTAGTCTTTCTGCATCCTCCATGCTTCGCATTAAGAAGCCTTCATCTTCGCGGCTCCACCAGCCTTTCATCTGACGGGCAAGGCCAGACAGAGTTTTTTTCTGCTCAGGTGTAAGCTTATCGAACTTAACAAGCTGCATGTCAAGCATACCGCCACTCTTCTTTTTGTAGATTGTAGGAGTAATGGTATAGCCCTCACCACGGACTACAGAAACTTCATTCTGCCCACTGATAGGCTTCACGCTCTTGTACTCAGCGAAGGGCTTGGTCTTGCGGTGGCTACTCTCCACCCACTTCTTAAATTCCTCACGGGTTACGGCAGTCAGTTTTCCATAACCCTTCCATCCTTTGCTGTAGTTCTTAAAGTATGCAATCTTTGCCTCGTTGGCATCTGCAAAGCCATACATCACCTTATGCTCGTCAAATTCACCCGTGTTTGGGTTCACTTGGTCGATGACGTAAATATTTCCACTCGTTGGATCGTCGCTCAGGAACACATCTATATGATCACCGTCCACACCCTCGGTGCCTCGCAGGTAGCCGTAGTCGTTGTTCATGGTTACGCTCCACTCCTTGCCCTGCTCGTCCACGCCGCTGCGGGTGCTGCCCTTCGGGTTCTCAATACTGATGTCGTACCCATCGAGCTTGATGTGTCCCTTCTTGTAGTTCCCAGCTTCCTTCTGTGCCTCGGTAGGGTTCTGTGCCACTTCCTTACGGGCAGTCTCAATATCTTTCTTATAGTCGGCATTGCGCTTCATCCATTGCTCAATGGTTCCGCTCTTGCCTGCTGTAATAGGATTGATGTCAACAGGAATGTCTTCAATGGTAAGACGGCTGTCTTCATCATTGAGGATGTTGAAAGCAGTATCCTCTTTCATCCTGCCCTTGTATTCCACAAGAACGTCAAGGTCGCTGTCTGGTCTGGCTTCGCCTCTGGTACGTGAGCCTATCACCTTTATATCCACGATCTCGAAGTCCTCACCCTCCATCTGCTCTTCGATGTGGGTGCGAACCAAGTCGGCTACATCTTTCTCACTATAGCCTCTCAGACCCTGAATCTCATTTTCTTGCTGATTTTCTTGGATATTATCAGAAGAAGTGTTATCTTTGCTTTCAGAAACATCAGAGTCTTGTCGGGTAGCTGTGTCGTCCGACATGCCTTCAAGGTTACTTTCAACGTCCGTCCTACTGTTAGTTGGCTCGGATGTTTCTTTTTTCTCAAAGGCCGTCAGCAACCAATTCTTTTTCTTATTATCCCAAGTAAGACGTACTGCAGCTTGATGGGTTTCGCTTTCAAGCTGGATACGATTTTCTGAACGCTCTGTGACATGCATATCATCCAATATCTCCTGAAGATTATCCAATACTTCCGGATGATACTTTACAAGTTTAGCAAGTCCATAGCCGTCACTCTTCTTAGTGCCAGCTTTCCCCCATACCAGATCTATTTCGCCAATATCCTTATGATGTAATGCCCCCAATGCTTCCCCGTCTTGTTTTTGTATAAGGAAAGCAATGGCTTCACTTGGCTTACCTCTGAACTGGTCATATATGTCTCCAAATGCACCTCTACCAATAGGCTTCAGTTGGTCAGACGGAGCTATTTCTACTTCGCCTCTGGATGCTTCTTCTGATGCAGGTCTTTCCTCAGAAGGCACTTCGCCAGTACTTCCTTCACTTTCGACTTGTCCTTCAGCTGTGCTTTCTCTGTTTCCGACAGAAGGTTGTTCTTCAGGCAGAACTGCAGAGCTTCCTTCGCCCTCGCTATTATCCGTTCTTTCTCCATTTTCTATTTCGTTTAAGTGGTTAATATCATCTGCAATGGCTGCATAGTATTCTTCGCCAGTGGCTGCATCCAGTTCGCTCAGGTACATAGGCAGGTAGAACTCTTCGTAGGCTCTATAATCCTCTCCGCTTGCGAAGTTGTATGCTACTGCCAACCTGTCAAGAAGCTCTTCCTGTTCACGCTCTGCAGCACGCAGCAGGGCATCGGCCTCGGCTTGACGGTTTTTCTCTATGTAATGAAGCAGGTTGCCCCATGTCTCTGCACTTTGCAGCACGCTGATCACGGCATTGCGTCCAGCGTTGGCATCCGTCTCATCGAAAGGTATGCCAGCTTCCCTTGCCGCCTGCTCTATCTGTTCACCAGCGCGTGACACACTCATGCCGTCAGTTGCAAAAATACGGAACATTTTCTTAGCTTCGCTCTCTGAGTAGCCTGTTTCTTGCTTATAGCTGTCACGATTCAGCTTGATGCTTCCAGAGCCAATCATCTGTGCGGCTATCTCTTCAAGGTTCTGCGCATCCTGCTCAGTTAGACGCTGCTGTGCCAGTCGCTCTTCATCCGTCATGGCTGCCAGCCGTTCTGCTTCTGCAGCTTCCCTTGCTTGGCGCTGTTTCATCTGCTGTTCCTGCTCTACGCTGTTCCAGTAGTCCACCTTGCGCTGAGCCTCATCTACCTTGCCCTGCCATTCGGCTTTGGCTCTCTGGAATCGTGGTATCTTGTTGTCGATACCTCGGTCGCTTAGCTTTGGCTTCTTGCCTTCCAGTTTGGTTTTCTCAGTCTGGGCACGCTTCTTCATGTCCTTCACGAAGTCGTCTGCCTCATCCTGTTCCAGTCCGCTTTCCTCATAGAGATATTGCTGGGTGCGCTGCGGTGTGGCATGGGCAAAGTCTGGCTCCATGTCCTCTCCCTCGCCTATCATAGGCATGGCATCAGTTGTATCATTTTGCGGTACAACCTCTGGGGCAGCTTCGGCTGATGGAGTTTCGGCAGCTTGTTCTGCTGGCTGCTCCTGCTCACCATTCAGGTCGGAGCTGACCGCCTCTTTAGTCGGAGCTGGCTGCCGTTCAGCTTCGGCCTGTGCTTCTGCTGGCTGCATGGCATTCAGCTGGTCGGCAGTAAGAAGCTGAACGCCTACGGGATTGCCAGCCTCATCACGAAGTTCTACCTCATACTGTCCGTCTGCATTCTGCTCAGCATTGATTACCGCACTACCTATGCTTCCATCAGGAAGGGTAACGCCGATCTCCTCATTCAGAGAATAGGCATCTCTGCCCTCAGTCATGCTGCGTGACGGCTCCGAAAGATTAGTATTCTTTGCCCTCTGGGATGCAGCATCTTCACGTCTGGCCACAGCCTGCGCCCTGCGGGCATTGTCCACCAACTGCTGAACGGCTTCTTTCTGCATAGGTTCTCCTGCTGCCTCGCCATTGATACCCACGTTCACGGTGCCATCACCATTGTCGCTAATAATCTGTACCTGCACTGGCTGACCTTCGGCATCCACGCCGTCATAGGTGTCACCCTGCTGGAACGGCAGCACACCGTCTATCTGGTCGGCTGCCTGCTGTGCCTTGGTCTGGCGGATATTTTCTGCTGCCTGCTGCTTCAAGGCTGCTGGATCCATGGCTTCATCCACACCGAGGAATGCCGATGGGGATACGAACTCCACCTTGCCCGTCTGCGCATCACGCACGATGATGTCCTGCGTGGAGTTGGCAGTGTCAATGCTGCCGTCTTCCAGCAGAGCCACATTGCCGTCGATGATATGCACCTGTCGGTTGTCAACCTTCAGCGTAGCTGGCTGCACCATGCCCGTACCCGTGTTCACTTGGCTGTCTATCTCCGCATCGCTGGCCTGTATCATGCCGTCTATGTCGTCACGCACACGCTGCACCATGCCGTCATAGCGTTGCTTGGCATTCACGTAGTCAAGAACACGTTGGCGATCCTCGTCAGAGTAGCTTGGATTCATATAGGTAAGCCTCAGCTCTTCTACTGGATTCGCATCAATGGCCGCGATAGCCTCAGGGGAGAACGAGCCTTCTATGTCTGCCAAAGCTGCTTCATAGTCATTCTTGGCTTCATTCATGGCAGCAGGATCGGTGGTATCATAACCAGCCATGCGAGATTCCTCTGCATCGTCCACGGCACGTTCCTCTGGGGTGCGCTCTGCATCTATCTCACCGATGGCATTCTGCTTCACGAACTCAAACAGATATTCTATCTCCGCACGCTTCTCTTCCTGAGTGAGATTGTCTGCGGCAATAGTTTCTTGGAGGAAACGCTTCACCTCTCGATTGATAGCTTCCTTCTGATTACCTGCTGCCATTTCCTGAAGCTGCGCCAGTTGTTCTCTCTGTTGGTCGTTCATCTGGCCGAAGGCGCGATTCATGTTCTTACGGTTCTGGTAGCGCTCATGGGCATAGCCACCTACACCGATAGCTCCGAAAAGCACAGAGGTTGGAGCAAGCCCCAAGAAGGTGTCGATGTTCTTATCAAGGTCGGTGGCATCTTTTAGTGACATATCACCCGTAGCTACATTGGCAAAGTTGTTATATACCTCTTCCATATATTCCTCTGGCAGTCCATGGAACTGTGCACGCTGCGCAATTTCCTTCATAGTCTTATTGCCAAAGGTGTTTTTATATACCCTGCCTACTCCGCTGCTTTTTACAGCTCCTATGATTTTGTTGACTGGCTCTGGCATGACTTTGCTCATCATGCCTTTAAGCGGATTGAAACCTCTGAGTGCATTGAACACAGATTCGCTTTGGTACTCAAAAAAGTTGCTGCGTACTGCTTCCGACAGGGCTTCCATGGTTGACTTGTTATCCACACGCTGTACCTGCGGCTTGCCATCATCGCCTATCGTCACGTTGAAGTTGGCATTCAGACGATCCATTGTTTCTCCCAACACACGTGGCAGTCCAGTTGTAGATGTCATACCAGCTGCAGCAACACTCTCACCAGCCACTCGTCCCAAGAATCTTGGGACAGCTCTGTTAACCGCTTTTGCGCCAAACCTCTTCATGCCATATTTCAGAAGCCCTTTGGCTACAGCATTACCAGAAGCAGAGATTGGGTTGGTAATAATATCCAGCATGAAAGGAAGACTCTCTGCTGTCATTTGACCTGCTTTGTAGCCTCGGCTCAGGTCACTGCCGAAGTAGGCACTTACTATCATGTTCACGGCATGGGCATCAAGCAATGCCTCTTGTTCCTTGGAAAGCTGTTCGCCTTTCTCTGCTGCTTCTAAGGCAATTTTCAAGTTGGTGCTGTCAAGGGCATCACTGATACCCCATGTAAAGTTACGGGCATCCAGATTATCCCAAAAGCCTTGTCCCAACTCTTTCAGAAAACCAGTATCACCACGATTGGCTGCATCAATCACTTCCTGTGTTTCCTCCAGCAGATGATTGGCAGCACGCAGCGTACCGCTACCCGTCTGCCCTCGTTTAGCTTGAAGTTCATTTACCTGAGATTGAAGGTCTGTCACCTGCTGCCCTGCTGCTTTGGCATTCACCTTGCGCATTCCTTCGCTGATGCTCTCACCATATCTGTTCTGAACAGCTTCCATCATCTTCTCTTGGTAAGGCTGCATGAACTTCTCCATTTCTGCACCATACTTCTCTTGGAATGCTTGGTTCAGCCGTTCGGTCATTTGCTCTGCCTCTTCCTCTGTGGTAGGCTTCTGGCTCACAATGTCCTTATATTCCTTGCTACGGGTGAACTCATCCTGAAGAGTGGCAAGATGCTGACGCATAGCCTCGTCGGCCTCATCCTGCATGGCAATGCCCTCTTCGGTGTTTGAGAATCGCATCATGGCGTTCTCATACACATCATCGGCAGTCGCTTCTGGTTTCAGCGTCACCTTCTTCAAGATCTCATCATCTTCCTTGGCACGCTTCAGTCCCTCTGTGAAGGTCTGCCTGTCGTCACTCTTCTGGGTAGCTGGATTAACAAAGCCATTCTCCGCATGGCGATAGTCGAAGCGTGGAGTTTCCTGCTTCTCATTATCATGCATGTGGGCAATATCCCACATCTGATCACCCACATTCTGCTCTGCTGCAAACGGGTATTGCACCTGCGGTTGCTGTGTTTGTTCCTGCTGCACGGGTTGCTGTGTAGCTGGCTGTTGTGCCCTTACCCTTCTTCCTGCACTACGCAGGTCTGGCATCATGCCATTAGGCGTTGACACCATATTGACATTGCCGAACTGCACTGCTTTTGCAGCTTCCTCTGCCTGTACATCGGCCTTAGCTTTCTGCAGCTGCTGGTATTCTCGGTTTATGGTTGCCATATCCTTAAAGCTACCAGGTTTGTTGTCTGGACTATTAAATCTATCCACTACTTCTTGCGGATATGTTTCTTGCTGTGTAGTGGGTACAGCAGGCATGATGGCTTTAGTAAAATCATCCATGCTTCCGAGGTTCATTCCTTTGCTGTTGGCATAATCGTAAGCCCATTTACGATTATTTTCATCGCCCATTGCCTTCTCAAAATCATCGATGGTGCCCATGTTGGCACCACTCTGGGTCAGTTGGTCATAGACCCACTTCATATTATCGTTTACTGGCATAATCTAATTAGTTTATCCAAGGTGCGTTATTACTATTTGTTTTACTAACCCAAGGCGCAGAATTTGAAGAACTCGGTGTAGCTACTCCCCCATATTCAGAAGAATAGCTTCGTAAGATTTCCTTGATTTCAGGTGTTGCATGATCCATAATTACCTGCGATTTCTGCTGATTATTCAGATTCTTGCCTTTTCCTGATGCAAGTCCTGTACGCCTATTGATTTTTCCTTCGGCTTCATTTCTCACACTCTCTGGCAACATACCATACAGGGTTGACACCTGCCCATTGTTGCTCCAGAATGTGTTTGGTAGATAGAATCGCTCACCGCCAACGGTATATGGTTGATAGCTTTTTGAGCTTGAACCTCCACCACCTCTGCTTCCACCGCCATTAGCCCGTGCTGCAGATGCTGCCGCACTGGCATTCCGTTGCCCCACAAGTGCATTTTGGGCTGCAATTCTTGAAGCCTGATATTCCTCTGCTGCTGCGGCATTTGCCTCTTGCGCTTTAGCACGTGCCTCATTGTATCGCACTTGATACGGATGCAGCTCTGCAGCTCTGGCATCCGCCTCTTCCTGTCTCTTCCTGTTATACGCAAGGTTCTCCAGCTGCATCTTCCAGTTGCGTTCCTGCTGAGCCTCCTGCCTATCCATGCGGAGGGCATTCATATACGCATTGAGGTACTGCTGATCGAGTGCCTGACGCTCCTTGCGCAGCTGCTCCTGCCGCTCATACATCTTACCAGTCAACGTGCTGCCACCCGTGTAGGCATTCAGTGCGCCCTTGGTGGTGAAGTACAGGTTGGAGAGTGCGGAGATACCATCTCCGATGGCAGCAAACACGGCATTGCGTCGGTTGCGCTTACGTTCCGCCTCCTTCTCCTCGGCTGTCTGCGGGCGATAGGGATTCATACGCACGAACATATCCGCATAGCTCAACGGCTGCGGCGTGGTATCCTGCTGCTTCTGCGCTGGCTGCATCTGTGCGCCTGTCAGGTCTCGCTGTGTGAATGTAGGGGCATTCGTCCGCTGGCTGCGTGGGACGTAAGTACCCGTAGCCCTGTCATAGTCGGCAAGGCTCACATTCTTGGCATCTTGTATTATCTGATTGGAGGTGTCCGCAAACTGCTGCCTCCAATTCGGCTGGCTGCCTAAGATCTGTTCCAATGTATTCGGCATAAAAAAAAGATATTGGTTCAAGTTCCAAAGATAAAACCTGAACCAATACCTTTCCTGTTATCGGTTAAGAAAGGAAAAGCGGGAGCAGATCGCTCCGCTTCCGCTTTACACTACAGATAATAATCAATTACGATATTGATGCACCTGTTGCATCTACCCAGCCATTACCTTTCCAATAGATAGGCTTGTTGAGTGTGGTGTCAAAGAACTCCCAGCCTTTGTCTGTTGATCGCAGGTTGCTTGGCCTTTCGGATGTCGTACCCTTTTTTTTGCCATAGGTCATGTTGTCAACATTTCTTATATATAACGTATTTAGATTTCTCCATACATATATGTACGGATTATTCGTATCAGTCACCTTTATATTATATTGTATGACATTGCTCGTTATTGTCCTTATAATCTTGTTGACATCTGTCTCTGGGCTGAGGTCTGTATTCCATCCAAGTATGTTGCTATAGTTTACAGAGCTTGTTTCATTAAGTATATTCTGGTCATCAACAATTGCCACAGTCCCCGTATTGTTTGCAAGGAAGATGTATTCACCCCTACGATACACAAGCCCTGATATAGTAGAGGGACTTTCAAGTGAGATATTAATCACCGACAGGATTATGCGGTAATCTGATATTGCGTTACTATTCATCCATAGCAGGGCATTGTCAACATTTGTGTTTCCAGATGCGCTGATATGTACATCAACGGTCAAGTTAGTGTTAGCCAACTTCAAGGCGTTGAGGTTCTGCATGGATGAACCAGCCTGAAGATATAGGTTGCTCTTCACCATATAGTCGCAATCGAATATAGGGTAACCTGGGCAGTTCAGTTGTGTTGATCCGATAAGATACATGTTGACATAGCATCCTCTTGAATACACAAAGCCCGCATCGTTACTTGTAAGTACGCTATTATACAGATGTATATTGCAATTAAAATACATACAATAGAAGAATCTTCCACTCCCTGATTTTGTAAGTGTGCTGTCTATAATAAACAGGTTACAGCCTTGCAAACTGAAAAAGATGTTGGAAGAGCTGCTATATGTAAGCACAATATTCCTAAGATGAATATTTGAATTATATGCAAGGAAGCTTGCGTATATTTCTGGCTTACCGTCACCAGTACCCTGTATTGTGCCATTCTGAGAAGCGAGCCTGTATGCCTTAGAATACCTGTATGCTATTCCAGTATAATTAACATAAATATTAAAGTAGCTTATAAACCTGCAGAAATAAAATGCCTGAGAAAGTCTCTTAAATGGTCTGCTGGTTGAACCGTAGGACTCTCCTGTGTAAGTATTATCCACATAAATTTTCAAGTCTGATTTGGAAGCCAACATACCGCTTCTGTCAGACAATGAAGATACGCTGTCACTTCTGTCAGCTACCATACACAAGATAGAGAACTCTAAATGGTTGGCACTTATATAGAACCTGTCACCGACCCTTACAATACCCTCTACTTCAATATCGTCACCAACACTTATACTTGACACGATTTTTTGTTTACTAATGTCTATTACAAAGAAAGAAGAGGTTCTGTTTCCTGTAAGAGCATTTGCGTATATGAACTCTCCATCATATTCCACATCACCGAAAGTGTAGAACTTAGGATAGAAGAACCTATCAAGTTCCTCCCTTATATCATCATATTCTTCAACAAGCTGCCAACTGTCATCGTATGTCTTGAATCCTTCACCGATAACCCACACAAGCCAAGTATGATTATACTCGCTATATGATATACAATGGATACGCACACCATCCATGAATGTGCCTTCTGGGTCTGTAGCGGCACCAGTCTGTGCATTAGCAAACAAAGTCCGCATATCAAAATAGTAATTAGGATTGTTGTTCACTCCACCACCTATGTAAAGGTAACCATCCTTTACGCAAGCACCGTTACAATGGCTTGTTATATTCAGTGTGCTGTACCATAATGGCGCTTTGGTTTCTTCGTCAATGAAAAGAGCCTGTGGAGAACCGCTTGATGTTATATTCAATTTAATCAGATACCCATTCCAATAAGCCATACTTTGGTTTGTCGAAAGCACTCTTGTGTTTCCATTGAAGTCAAAAGCATCATAGGCATCTATAATTGAGAACGAAGGGGTGAATGTCTTAAATTCGTTAATCAGTGGGACACCGTCCCTGTCAATGAATACTCCGTCATAATCCTCAATATTGGCATCTCCGCTAATAATAGTCTTCTGACCGATTACCTTGCCGTTACTTATGCTTCCTCCGTTGAACTTCAGTTCGCATCCTTCAGGGATGACAATAGTTTGCCCGTTCAGGTCATAGTCATATCTGATTTCATATATTGTTTCCCTTGCCTCAAACATCTCCTGTGTGAGAAGGTCGATTGGATGGTCATCAATCGATACAAAGTTCTTACGGAGAATGATATAGCCTTTGCCAAAGAGATATGAACGGTCTTTGAACTTCAGAAGTCCGTTCTCATCTGTCGTGAAATCCTCTTCATCAGGAGCATTGGTTACGTCACCGTTTATCACGATAGGCTTGTATTTATCTACATGATACCTTACTCTGTCCTCAAAATCATCTATTTCCTTGTCTTGTCTATCAATGGCATCGTCTATTTTCTTATCCTGCTCTTCCAACTTTCCGAAAATACCGCCACTCTCTACCAGATTCTTAGAGCCTTTCGTAGGTACTTGATCAATGCCGAGGTCACGCACTCTCTGGCCAGTCTTGAAGGTCGCACCTCCGTCTATGCTGTTGGCGAAGTAGCACTCTCCGTCATAGTACACCTCAATCACCTCTCCGTCAAGCCATGTGTTGTCCTTTGAACACAATACCTTGTCGAAGAATAATGGTCTTGGTGCAGTGTTGTTGATGTTTAGTGTTGGGTTTGGTGCCTCGTTGTGGTACAGCATCTTTATCTTGATGCAGTTGCCTGGGTATAGTTCAAAGTTCGGTGCGCTGACAATCTTGTTAGCCTCATACCAGAAGTTGCTGCACACGAAATACCCTGTGCGCTTGCGCAGTCCGTCAATGATCTTATCCAATCCCGTATTGGCTAACACCTGACGCTTCTGATCGGTGGTCAGCCCCTGTGGAACCACACCGAGTTTCTCGTTCTGTAACTTTGCACCCATGGCAGCACTGAGTGCCTCCGTGGTGCTTTCGGACTCAAGGTCGTTCACGATACCGTAGTTCACATCAGTAGGGTCAACGCCACCAGTCTGCTCAGTGTTAACCCAGACACCTGCGACCTCGCATCTCCATACCGTTCCAGGCATCGTTGTGCCTACGCTTGCCCACATGCCTACCTCTGGAGTAGGGTATGCAGCTTTCAATGCTTCCTCGGAAGGGAAGAATCCAAGGTTTGGCTGTTTGATTCCCTTTGCGTAAATCTTGCCGCCAACGAAGAGGTTCTTCTCGACATTGGCATTCCCACGAACACGGACATCCTTTCCGATGGTGGCGCAGTTGTTCACCGTAAGGTCGTTGCCTACCACGAAGTTACCGCCAGCAACAGGGTCTGTCGCTGCGTATTCCCAATTACGGGTGGTCTTGTTCCAACGGTACTTCTGGCTGTCCACATATAAGTATTCGCCCTCATGACCGCCCTCTGGGTGCAGTTCCCACACCTGCGTGATGCTGTCGAACCACCCCAAGTTAATGTAGCTTTTATCTTTCATAATTCATATATTTGATTTCTTGACGTATTTGAACCAAGCGAAATGCCTGCGCTTACTCAGGTAGTCTGCATCGTCCTCGTTGTCGTATGCCTCACGCTCAAAACTGATGCTTCGGTATTCGTCCCCATGTTGGAAGAGACGGACGAGCCACTCTATGCCGTACCACAAATAGAACGGAATGTATAGCATCTCACGCATCTGTGCGGTGTGTATCGCCTCATGGTTTATTACATCAGGCTTCACTTTGTCGATACTGCCTTTCCTGACGAACAGCACACCGAACAGGTTGACTGCCAAGTAACCTCCAAACGGAATAATCCTGCTTTCTTTTATCTTCATGGAAGGATAGTTTAGTTCAATTTCCAAAGATATACCTTGGCGGTTATCTGCCCATCTTATCGGTTAAGAAAGGAAAAGCGGAAGCAGACTCACGGACAGCTCCGCTGAAGAATTGTTTAACTTTTAATTATAATAATTACATGAGAAAAGAAAAATCTTCATTTTTCATCCTTTCTTAAATATTGCGTTACTGTCAAACATTGCACTTATGTCAGATTGTTCTACCCACGCACCATTTTCTTTCTTAAAAACCTTACTGACATCATGCCAAGCCCCTGATACCTTTACCTTCGGAGTACCTTCTACCCAAGAGCCGTTTTGCTTAATGAATATCTTATCTCCTGTCTGAGGTGTTGGCACATCGTATTCCACTTCAATTTCAGCACCATAGCAGTAGAAATAGCCAGTCGTATTCTTGTTGTTCCTGCGGACATAGACCATTATAGTGAAATTACTTCCATAGTTCACAATCTGCTGCCATGTCAATGCTCCAGTCGGTATGGTAATCGTTTTTGTTGACGTACCAAAGTTCGTTGTAGCAGTAGTATTTGAGAGTGCAGATGTACCATTTGCCAATCTCGGTGCATAGGAGGTACTTGTTGCCAGTCCGCTTTCATATCCTTTTATCTTAACCGTGAAAGACGTGATGACCGCATCTTGTGGTATGCTGCTAAAGTTAAACCCACGCAGATAGAGATATCTCGATGAAGTGGACGCATTGGTATTCGTGATGGTCGCATAGGTAGTGTTGTCTGTATTCGCATACATATTTGAAGCATTTGAAACGCTCAAATATGATGTACTCGATACAGCGTATGTGCTCGGAGTCAGCCTAATCGTTGCCATAATCAGCTTGTTTGAATATATATATCACCATCATTGCCCGTGCTGCTTGAAGGCGCAGAGCTTCCAGAGTAAATTGTTGCAACATTCGATGAAGCTACATAATTCGCATCGTTGTTAAAAGAACTGATGTTTGGTGCTGTCACGGTTAAATACGTTGCACCACTTGGTATTGCGCTAATTTTTTCAAACGTATTGAACAATGTTGGAGGACCGTAACCTACAATCGTCATTCCAACGTAGGTTGACGTTTTTAAATACAGCGCACCAGAAAGATAATATAGCGCACATCTCCCTGCTGATGTGCCATAACCTGTTGTCCCGTTAATAGGAGTCGAGTAGATTGAACAAGAATTATTTGAAAGTTTGATGTCAATATCAAAATGCGAAGCAACAGACGATGTACAGCCACACATGTGCAAAATATATGTCCTGTTTGTTGTCACCTCTGCTATTTTGAAATACTGCTCTACGCCATCAGAATTATATATATTTACAGTTGGTGGATTGTTGTGTTCATACCAATCCCTCCAAGTATTAGAATATCTTCTTTCATATATACTTAATACATCTTCACCTAATATAAATTTCTGTTCAAGCACCGCTCCCGCATAATTCATCTTCCGCACTTCTACTCTAAAGCTGTAACCTTTTGATTTCAGCATAGGTGGGTAGTTTGTTATCGTTGCAAGTACACCACTTGTTCCAACATAAACACCTGGAGTAGTAAGTGTGTTAAGGTCTGTGTTTTCCGCAATCTCTTGTGGCAAATATTCCCCTATAACACTATCAATCTGCGCAGCTGTATAACTACTTGTATATCCCGTAGGTGTTGGCATAATTATTCATCTTTTACATTAAAATACTTGTTATCTGCTGTCAGAATCCAATAATTATCTGAAGTCTTGAAGTTGGGTTGCTTCATACCCTGACTAATGTCCACTTTTTCTTCCAAAGATGGGTCTGTAGAGGTTCTAACAATTACCGCCATATACCTATCTTCATAAACATCATTTGGGTCCGAAGAAACCGTAACGGTATCATTACCCTGACCTGTATAGGTCAAGGTAATGTTTCCCGTTCCAGTATCCCATGGTATCGTCTTCGTTGCCATGCTATGCTCGCATTAAGAGATAGTCCAGTTGGTGTTTGAAGTCACCATGAACGACTTGCTCTCGCTCGCATCCCATGGGATGGTTACGCTTTCTGGGCTTACGCTCAGAGTAGCATCGCCAGCTGCAAGGGTGATTGTACATGTGTGGGCAGTGCCTCCATCATCAGTTACGATGATCTGACAAGTCTTGTTGGCTATACCAGTGTTAGCAGGAATAGTGAGTGCGATGGAGAATGGATATTCTGCGTTCGCTCCTGGATCTCCTGTAATATTCGCGCCATTGGACGTAGACACGCCATTAGCGGTGTACGATGTAGGCAGCGTGATCCCGATGTTATCTGTACCTTTTGAGAAAGTCAGCTTCTTTGAGTTAGAGGTACCGCTGATAGTCAGCGTTCCACCTGCTTTCTCAGAGGATGCACTCGCCTGTATGGAAGATGTCTCAGGCTTACCTGCCTGAAGAACCGTTCTTAGCACATCATCGCAGTTAGCTGCCTTGAACGTGAGAGTTGTACTGCGGGCATTTCTACCCGTGTTGCTGCTGTTGGCAGACACGTTTACGGTGTCGTTGCCTGAGCCTGATAGTTTGCTTGGGGTTATCCAATTTCCGTAAGCCATAGCATTTAATATTTAGTTATAAATTCAATTCAGCATCCAGTCGGTGTTAGACAATACCGAATAGTCGATGTCTAAGCCAACATCCACCCACATCGGTTCTACAGGAGTAACACGGAGATACTTGCTGGTGGTTACCTCGCATACAAGTGAACAGGTGATTCTTGGATTCAAGCCTTCATGCCTTGTATTCAGTCTACCGTCTCCAATCCTACGCACGGACAAAGTCGCCTCTATCGGCTGTGGCACCACACTAAGCCTGCCACACGCCCCAACTGGTTCTACAGATACCGTGGCGCATCCTTTGGTCTCAATATGTCGGGCAGTTGCATCCATGTGTTTTCTTTATTACCAACCTGCTGGGTATTATCTGACACAAAGGTTCTTCCATCTGTAGGACTTGGTGGCGATAGTTCTCTGGGAAGTCAAAGTCTGGCACGTCAAACTCCACCGTCAGGTAGCACGTGCCTGCACCAAGTTGCATGGTATCAATGATGATATACCACTGGCCGTCACCATCGGTGATGGCATCCTCCCCACGCTTGAACGTCTGTTTCTCGCTTCCGCACGTGACATAGGCAGTCCACGGATCAGTATCCATACTGAAACCCTCGCAGTCTATTGAGAGTGCGTATTTCTCTTTTGAACCTAAATAGTGCCTATTCATATTATGTCCATCCATATCGTTTAGCCATACCATCCAGCCACTCTGCCGTAGCCTGCTGATTCTGCTGGATGATAGGGTCGGTGTTTACCATGCTATTGCTTTTGTATGGCTTAGCCGTTGAGTCTATTGCAGTAGCAATACCACCAGCAGCAGCTCCTACACCCTGAACAGCCTGAGCAATGCTCTGTGCCTTCTGTGCCTGCATTTGGTTGAGTTGTCCCTGCAAGGCTTCCTTACGGTTCAGGTATTGCCCTTCCACTTGCTGCTTGCGCTGCTCACCTGCCGCAGCTATACGGCTGGCAGTATCAGCAAGGGCTGCGTTGTTGGCTGCCTTTGCTGCTGCCACGCTTTCCTCGGTGCCGCCCATTACCGCCTGCGCACCTGCTGCCGCACGGTTACGTTTGCGAATGGAGTCCTCAGTCATGGTCAGTATGCGCTGCGCATCTGCCCGCTGAGTGAAATCCTCATTATAGTTGCGGTCATACCAATCTTGGTTCTCATCCATCTGCTGACGGATGTTAGCACGTAGCTTGCGATTAGCCTTGGCGGCCTGTATGCCTCCGTAGATGCTGCCTGCTGCTTGAAGTCCTGCGCCGACTATTGCTCCTATCATATTCTTTTCCTCTCTGAAAATTAACCGATATCATATCGCCACGAAATTAACCTCTTATTTTTGTGCCATCACGTTATCCATTAACCATAGAGTTATGACAAGAAAGAAGACAGGCGGACGAAAGCAGGGTACTCCCAACAAGACCACGGCCAGCATGAAGAAGGCTATCTCAGAGCTGGTCAGCGAATATTGGGAAACGGGCATGATGCGTGCCGACCTGTTGGCCATTAAGAAGCCGTCGGAAAGACTGGCTCTGGTAGAACGCCTCATCCAGTACACCACGCCTAAGATGCAGGCCGTGGCGTTCACGGAGGCCGACGAGCAGACCAAGACCATAGAGGATAGACTGATAGAACTTTCACAACCGAAAAAATAAAGTATTATGGAATACCATTTGATTAAGGATCTGAAAAGAGACATCCGCATTGCGATGGACGAGAATAGCAAAGACGAATCTCTTCTGAAAGACAAGCAGCCAGATACTTTGCTTTTGGAGGAGATTATCACCAGTTCAATACCTATCGCTGTAAGGATAGTAGAGACCATAGCCCCCATTCAGTTGCTTGGCTGGGGTGAATCGTTCTCCACAAAAAGCATCGCGTGGAAGGGGCAGCCAGGCTATGGTTCTGGATATATCATCCTTCCTGACGATTTCCTAAGGCTTGTTTCCTTCAAGATGTCCGACTGGGACAGGGCTGTCACTACACTCATCTCAGAGACTGATCCCGAATACAATATGCAGCACAGCCGCTTCGCTGGTGTGCGTGGCAATCCACAGCAGCCAGTGGCAGCCATTACGAACAAGCCGACTGGCATGGCACTTGAATTTTACAGCTGCAGTCAAGGAGCTGGTGTGACAGTAGAGCATGCACGATACATACCACAACCCCGTTTCAAGGATGATATGATTAGATTTCCAATGCCTATACGGAATGCGGTAGTGTACTACACGGCATACCTCACAGCCCAGACACTGGCACAGAAGGATGCAGCCGCACACCTGTTGGAAACGGCCATGCAGCTGCTACAGATGCAGAACGGATAAATGCGTTTCATAATATAAAGGTATTAAAGTTAATTATCAGTAGTTTAGTTTTTAAGGTAAAAGATTGTTAAAGGAACTTTTTGTATTACTTTTGTTTTCTTTAGCAGGAAACGGAGAGGGTGCCCAGCTGTGAAGTCAGGCACCCTCTCTTCTTGTTACGATATAACTCGTCTTCTACTACTTTTCTCCTTATCTGAGGCGGTTCGTTTCCTTCACCTCATATTCTATGGTACATCCGTACAGGTGTTCCATGTCAGTCAACATCATGGGCAGAGCCAAGCGGAAATACTTATAGGGCGTTCCACTGATGCCTCTCAGGTTGTGATCCACACTGCTGCCTATCAGATACCAATGCAGCAGGTCACGGCTGCCATACAGCACACTCTTCACATGCCCACTCTCAAACAAGCCTCGTTGGATGATAGTGCGGATGGTCTTCAGATTGTTCGGATAGTCCAGTTTCAGCGGACGTGTCACAATCAGCCCATTGACATTCGTCAACACCGTCTCCGTCTGCCCATCAATGGTGACAGTAGTGGTATGTTTCAGGTCTGAGAAGTCAGCCAGTCCGTCTGAGGTCTGCGCAAGGCATTCGGGATAGCTGTTGATACCATCGTGGATACTGCTTGCTATCATGCTCCACTTGTGAGACTTTAGGTTATAGACATAGGCATACTTAGCCTCATCATGGGTAAGCACATTGAGCTGCCATGGCTCATACACAATGATACGTTGGTTAGTATAGTCATAAAGCATCCTGCAATAGCGCACGAACTCCTTAAATGGCTTTAGTGCCACAGCTTCTGCACTCACTCCTGCGGCAGACAATACTTCAACGGAGGCAGGCAGCTGGGATATATCAAATACCTGCTCCACGTCAAGACTGTCGCTAATACATTGCGTATTGCTTCCGCTCAGGAGCATGATACCACGCTTTGCTGCGAACAATACAGCAGTATCTATGGAAGTGATGCTCTTGGTATTCACGCACACATCCCTTGTCACAGGCTTGGCGGCAAGGTACGTTCCAGTGCTACTCGTCTCCAATACCCACACACCCTCAGTAGAGAATACATACATAGGGAACTGACCGAACTGCCCTTCACTCAATGCACGGGTGGCTGCTGCCATGCCCATAATCTCCCCAACTCCCACTGTGTTTATGCCAAGCACGGGAAAGTTGAATGGGTTGTTGACCTCCGAGGTATAGACCTTGTTGGGCATGTTGACCGTGATGTCGGCAGTAGGCTCTGGCTCCTCTCCTGGGTCGAACACCCTTGTCGTTGCCTCATACCACCCTCGGTAGTAGAACGCCCCATTCAAGAAGTCGTGCGCATCAAGCGGATACTCCTTGTACTGGCTGGAGTGATACAGCGTAATCTTGTATGCGTTGGTGTTCGGGTAGTATAGCATCAGCACAGGTCTGCTTGCATCCACCTGCACATCTGCGCTCTGCATCACGATTTCCTTTCCGTCCTGCCTGATATGCACATACGCCTTCCATGTGGTGTTCCCGCCTTCGTTGGTGTAGGCAGTCATGGTATCCACATTCCAACCAACGAACAAATCCTTCTGCAGGTTGGCTATGTTCAGTCGGCTGTTATACGTGAACGAATACTTAGGCTTCAGCAGGTCATGACTGTCGTAATCGTCCGTCATGACTTCTCTTGCCCTGAGTGATGTAAGATAGTCCTGCTCAATGGCAAGTATCTGCCTGTCGGTGGTCAAGCTGTTGATATTGACCGACTCCAACAGGTAAAAGTCATGGCAGCTCTTGATGTCATCTCGCACTTGGTCTGCGCTGAAGTGTGGGATATCAAGCATGTATCCAAAGTCAACTGCATCTTCGTAGGTATCCCTGTACATCTTACTTATGTAGTTCTTGCCGTAGGTGTTACCGACCTTAGCGATGCAGTAACTACTTCCAAAAGCATCGTATTCGTCAAGTTTCTCTATCTTCCCACTTTGGTCATAAGTGTAGATAGGAGCTGAGATGAAGATGTCCACACTTCGTATAATATCCTTCCATCTGTTGAGTTGAGTGATGGCTGAAGAATCAAGCACGGCATAGTCAAGAGCATGTCTTGCTGCCGTAACATAGTAGAACATTCCTGAATACTTTGTATTATCATCTTCGTCTGGTACACCTAACAGCATTACTAACGGTGAAACCTCCGTTGAGCAGACCATCAGCACGGGTGCGGAGTGCATAATCAGCGTATCATCGTACATTCGGTAAGCATAGCGAGCCAAGAAAGGATAAATGAACTTTCCTGCCTTGTTAGCTTTCTCCTGTACGAACTTGTTTACCTTACCCAATATGTCATTGGTTATTACTACACTATGCTCATCCGTCAACCCATTTATCAATTCACTTCCTGATATTTTGTCACCAAAATCACAAAGGTATCTGTCCGACCTCACCATCTCTGCCTGCAATCCAAAGGATATGGGCAGTTCAGGGATATGGTTGCCAAGGCTTGTGTAGGAGCTGTTCTGCCACAGGTAGTAGCGTATGCCCGAAGCATCCATGATCATCAGCGTATTACCTACGGCATTGATGTTATGGTAGTCATAGAACCGCTCGCTCTCAAATGAAACCAGCAGATTAAGGCTTGACAGGATTGTAGCTGACGGCACAGGCTTAGTCTCCGAATTATCTATAACGGCTGCATCCAGCCAATAGAACTCCCTGTAGGTGTCACGATAGACGATGTAATGCTTCATTTGCGAGGTGGCATGCACAAACACTATCCTATACCCACTGGGCATTTCGGCCAGAAGCGTAGGCGGCAGCATGGCTTCAAGCGATCCGTCCTCTGCGTTCACGTTCATAGCCGTAGCCAAGTCCCCATCAGGACATTCGTAGTCGCTCGGCACCTCCGTATAGCCGTTGTACTTGATTTCCTTTATCATAATCATTAAGCTCTAAGCATACCATAAGCCTTGTTCACGGCATCCATGTCAGCACCTTGCTGTGCCTGCTGCATCAGCTCTGGAGAGATACCCGTAGGAGCCTGCCCCTCTGCCATCTGTTCTTGCTGACTGCGTACACTCTGCAGCAGGTCGTCGGCAAACGGGAAGTCGCCATGCTCCAGAAGCTGCTCCAAGGAGATCTGCCCCTTCTCCCATATCTGCATAAGGAACTCATTGGCCATCATGCGATAGGTAGGCGTAGCGGTACTCTCTGTGATGCTCACGTCCATTTCAAGGTCGCGCATCTTCACAGGGTCGTAGTCGTAGAGCTTGCTGCCCTTGCCAGCGATGCTGAATGTCTTTTGCTGGTCGTAGAACTGCTGGATGTTCTTCACATCCTTGTAGGCAGCGTCTATCACGAACTGAGAGAAGCTTTCCAGAACATCGAGCAGTGAGGTAGTAGCGTTCTGCGTCTGCTGGGTGTACATGGCATTGCTCATGCCTGCATAGTCCTGCCTGCCTTGCAGTGGCCCATTAACACCGCTGATGTCCTCAAAGAACTTCAGCTGGAGGTTAAGCAACTCTGCTATACCTATGTTCACGGAATTGTTGGCTATCTGCTGCGGAATAGGTACACCTGGTTTCGCATTATAGGCAATCACGCCATTAAAGCGGCTCCATTCATCGGCAAAGTCTTCTAAGCTCAGTCCTGTATCATCAATGGCCTGCTGAGGTATAAGCAGCACACCCTTGGCACTGGCACGCATGATCCAGTCATACATCGTTATCAGTCGGTTGGTATAGCGCTGCTGGTCTATCACGTCACTTACGAAGCTGTGGATCTCTCCGTCAATGAATGGATAAGCCTTGAAAACGTATGGGTGGCTTTTGTGGGCGTATGGGCTTTCTCCTTCATCCAGAATGTCACCGAATGGTGTAAGGAAGTAGTAGTACCAGTAGTCGTCCATGAACCACTCGGCAGTCACCAGCGGAATATCCTCCAATGACATACCAAGCTGCGTACCACGCTGTATGCGCTCAGCATTCACGGCTGTCACCATATCGGCATAGTCTTCCAGCTCTATCTTGTATATCTCTCCGCTGTTGTAGTCATGGCAGCGGTAGCGTGGTTTAGACTCCTTGCGCCATACCTCTATGACACGGCAGCGTGTAGGATCCTGCGTCAGCAGGAAGTCGTAGTTCTCCAGACGGCTGTAGCCGAACTCTTCCATCTTGGCAGTCAGGAAGCTGCGGTTACGGGCGAAGGTGTATATCTGTGCCAGACGGGCGTAGTCCTTGGCATTCTTGGCAAACTGGCCTACCACCGCCTGGAAGCTCACATCATGCACCTCGCCTATGCAGCTGCAGTCCCAGCCACGGAAGTCGCGCATGTTGGTATCTACGAAGAAGTTGTTGGGCTGCACGTAGTCCGTCCAGCAGTCCAGACGCTCATTGCGCCAGCCGTACCACTTACGATGCACCACAAGGCCGCTGATAAGGTATTCCTCCATGCTACGTGGATACATCTCATTCATGCGGTTCACCTGCATGTTACACTTCAGCACCGTGCTCATGGTCTCGCCCAGCTTCTGCTCATCTCTGTCGCGGGCATTGCAGATAGGTTCCGTATGCTGGCCGCGATAGACACCAAGCACGGCTCTCACAAGTCGGCGTATATGATTGTTCTTCAATGGAACATTACCCTGACTCTTGATATACTCCTCCTCGGTCATTGCCTTGCCGTCCACGCAGATGATGTCACCCCACTGGTCGCCGTAGGTGTAACGCTTGTTACGCTCTCTGTCTCTGCGGAAGCGTGACATGTTGTTCCAGTGTGCCTGTGCCTCCAGAAGCACGTCGAAAGCCCTTCGGTCGCCGAACTTCTTGGCTTCCTTCACGCTGTCCATCTCCAGCTTCTCTGGGCGCACCCTTGCCAAACTTCTTATTCTGCTCATCTCAATAGGTATTTCTTCGTACAGGACGGATCCTGCTGTGTAGTTTGTTAAGTATATCCTTCATCAACTGCTGGGCATTGCCTGCATAAACACCAGCCTCTTCTTTGTTGGCTATCAGAAACCATTCCGAACAGATGAACTCTACAAAGTAGCTATGTAATGAGGACTCTATGCTTTTCTCTAAGTGTTTATTGAAATTGTCAGGCAACAAAAGTTTAGCTTCATAACAGTCACTCAGCTCTACGCCGTGCGTGGGCGGATGATAGCCATCGTCACACATGATGTAGTGCTTTAGGCTGCCAGTAGCCAGAGTGCAGGCCTCTGCCCAGAAGCGTTCAAGCATCTCGTTGGCGCTGTCGGTAGTGCGTATGCGGTCATACGCCCCCTCTACGCCTCCCTTCTCCATCTTGGAGCCTGTGTAGGATGTTAGTTTCTCTACATCGGTGTACACGGCGCCTTTATTCACTTTCAGTCTAATCTCAATCATAGTCTCATCTTTTTATAGATTTCGTACAGCCACACAGCCACCACCCCACCAAGGAGGATGATAGTCATAAGCCCCACCTTCATCTGTGCCTGCTGCCACGGAGTGATCCGCTTCTCTACATACTCGGTTTTAGTGACAACTATGGTATCATGCTCCATGACAGCCACCGTATCATGTACCTCACGTATGCGCTCACGTATCTTCCATTTCTCCTCCACGATGCGAACCGTGTCATTCTTCTGCTCCTGCTTGACGAACACGGAATCGGTATCATGAATATAGATGCTGTCTGTGCGCCAGCGGTCAACGTAATGCCAGCGCACATGCTCCACTTCCTGCACGCTGCGGCAGGAAACCATGCACAGAAGCGCTACACCTATTATTATATATAGCAGCCTACGCATATCAGAATGGGGATAGTGTTCTGCGGGTACGCCCTGTACGGGCGAACAAAGCCCTATTGATACGTGTGCGTACATTTTCTGCCTTTTGCCCCCAGTTGGCGGCTGATTCTGGCTTGGTGATACTGAACCAATCTTCCAATACCCTGCATGTAAGCAGCTCCTGTATAAGCTGCTTCAGTAAAACTACAGTGGTCTGCGAGAAGTCATCTGGAACACGCATGTTGATGGTATAATCATACGCTTCTTCATAGGTGTTGGTGTCTGAGGTATAATCTTCCACATCAGCCTTGGTGAAAGGATAGCAAAGCTCATTGATTTCGGCAAAGGTCAGGTCAAGGACACGTGTCACTCGTTCCACATTCCTGTCCTGCACAATGTCGAACACCTGATGGCGGTCATGCTCATCATCGGTCTTCATCACGTCTGCCTCCACATAGGCATTGTTGCCTATGTCTTTCAGCAGCTCACTGCGAAGGAAGGTGAGCGCCACCACCTTCGTCCACGGCCTTTGGTTCTTATTTCGTCGGCAGCATCCCATGGCAGCAGCGTTATTTGTCTATAACCAACTTGATGTTATTCTGTGCGGCAGCAGCCTCAATGGCAGCCGTACTACGCAGCTTGGTGCGGCTGATGCCGAACTGCTCTACCAGCCAGTCCTTGGCATCCTCATAGTCTGAGAATGTCATTTCACGCTGCTTGGGTGCCGCAGGCACTGGCTCTGCCGTTTTCACTGCTTTGCTTGGTGCTTCGTCTGTTTCAGACACCTTCTTAAACAGCTTGCCATAGCGCCAATGGCTTTCCAACCCCTTGGCCAGCTCGTCGTCATCGGTACTGAACACACTGCCGCCGCCAGTCTTTGGTCGGAACGATACGTGTACATTCTTTCCGTCTCTCACTACGGACAGGCCTATCTCGGTCTTGGCTTCGTAAGTTCTTAGCATATTATCTGTTTTTAGTTAAAAGTAAAGCCAGCCCCAACGGGGTTTATGCCGATAGGGCTGGCCTTTGAGAATAATAAATAAGATGTAGCCATTAAGCAGCCTTGGCCAGACGCAAGCGGGCATGTGCCTTCGCATAGCGCAGGTAGAGGCAGCTCACTTCCTGCAGCACCACAGCATGGGTGTTGCGGATACCAGCCTTCTTCAGGTCGAGAACATTTCTGCCCCATGATACATGAGTCTTCTTGCTCAGGTACTCAGGGTCGAGCGCGAAGCCGCAATCTGACATGCCGTTAAGGTCAAACAGCTCATGGTGGATAGTCAGCACCTCACCGAAGTCGGTGTCCCAACTCTTGAACTTCAGGTTCCAAATCTCCACGGTATCCTTCAGGCGGAACTTGTCGCTCTTAATCTTGCTGAATGCAGACAACATGTCAGAGCCGCAGAACAGGATCTTTCTCTTATTGCCGATGCCCGTACCTACAAACAGATCCTTAGTGATGTCCACCAGATTCTCATCAGAGATTTCGGCCACCTGCTTGGTAGCATTCCACTCGCCAACCTCGATGTCCTTTCCAGCCATGTACCAGATACCCTTGGTGAACCAAGTGGTCATGCCGTCCTTAGTGGGGTGGTTGATTTTGTTCTTAACACCGAACAGGTAAGTGTTCTCCTGTGCCAGTCGCATATCGTAGATACCATCCTCTTCAAGGTCGGAGAAGTTCCAATCAACCTCCTTAGCAGCGATTGCATCAAAGGTGGACTGCTCAATCTGGATCATGAAGTTCTGGCAGTACTGAATCTCAGCAGTAGGCAGATTGTTGAATCGGCCAGTCTGCACATCCAGCTCACCGCAGGCCTTACCCATGCGCACCAATGTAGTGCCAGAAGGAATGGCAGGAACGAAGGTGGTCTGGTCGTTAGAATCCTTGTTACCGTTCACAGCATAGACCACTGGCATAGATGTAGTAGCATCACGGCCGCAGACACACAGCACCAAGTCTGGCGTCTCATCACTATTGGCATCGTATGCCACACCCTTATCGTCATACTTACCCTTCACGCCTACCACTCGGATGGTATCGTCGAGAGTGAACATGTTCACGTCATCTACAGGCAGTGGAATACTTGCACCGCTGGCCTGTGCCGTCACTGCAGAGCTGGTCTTACAGGTCACAGGACGCGTGCCCACGCTGTAATATTTCACTTCGAAGCTGTCAGACTTCTGCGCCTTGGCATAGCGGGAAATCTGGTCGATAGGGGTAGCCATCGGGCGGATCTTAGTGATACGCTTGTCGATGTCCTTCATGTACATATCAGGGTCGCCGTCAGCACGTCCCTGAGTCTCAGTAGCAATACCATCGGGAGGAGTAGCGATACCGCCCTCGCCCACGTTGGTCACACCAGCATCTGGAAGGTCGGTGGCAGCTGCCATCATAACCTCAGAGCCGACTCCCGTCATTGCTGTCAGGAGCATGAGCATAATGCTCGAGAGAAACTTAATACTCTTCATAAAATGATTAAAATATTGGTTAAACTATAAATCAATCAAGAACACTGCGCTTCCTGCGGTTCTCGCCACCACGCTCCCAGATATTCATGCTGGCTTCGTCACTGGCACGCTCCAAGGCACCGAGGCTGCGCTGCGGCTTGGCTGGCGTAGCTGGTCTGTTTTGTCCGTCAAGGGCGCTCACACCGTCGCCTTGGCTGCGCTTACGCAGGCGCTCGTCAATCTTCGCATTACGCCCACGCACTTCGCCGTCCTCGCCTGCCATCTGTACGTCTGCGTCGTGGTGCAGTGCCTTGGCAGCCATCTGAATGGTCTCAACAGTGAACTTACCCATTACGGCATCCTTCACGATGTTCATGATAAAGCCCATGGCCTCGTCTATGGCATCATCGCTCAGTCCCGTTTCCTGCTGGTACTTATCCAAGTCTTCAAGGCTCTTCTGAAGGTTCTGCTGATAGGTTTCTTCCAGTTCCTTCTCCTTAGCCACTCTTTCCACGAACTCCTTATTGGCTGCGGCAATCTCTTCCTGACGTGCAGGATCATCGATAGCATCCTTGATGTCCGTACCGAACTGCCTGACAAGTCCAAGCACGGGGTCACCCCCATTCTTCCAGTCGGTAAGGAAACGTGCGGAGCGTGGATCGGAGGTGAACATGTCCGAGAATTTCTTCTCGCGCTCCTGATAGCCAGCTATGCGGTTGTCATAGTCGGCATAGTCATCGTTTATCTGGCCGAACATCGCTTCATCATCGGCAAACTCTCGGTCAGGGTAGCGTGACTTCAGTCGCTCCATGGCCATGTCACGCTTGGTCTTTGTATTGGTCTCTGCCATATTCGTTAGGTTATAATTAACTGGGAGCAAAAATAAATGTTAAACTGGGGCATCTTACGTTATCCGTTAACCCGTCAAAGGTAATTTTGTGTAACACTTAAATCCATAGAGCATAACCTTTTAGCGATGAAGCACCTCGGTAGCAAGTTCGAGTATGAAAGACAGCGTGATGAGAACCTCATGCGTGTCTATCGTGCCCTGCTATCTGGCGCACCAGCCGACATGCCTCAGAGTGACATCTACCAGCTGCTGGTGCATACACCCTGCGAACGATTTTGGGTTAGTGAGGAGCGTGCCATAGCGGTTATTTCCAAAATGGAAACAGCCTATCACGCCACCCTACGTCACATGAGCGCACAGAAGCGAAGGATGTACCGAGAGATATACAGGCGCTCATCGCAACTGATGGAGCAGAAGGGAATGTCAAGGCGTGAGGCCGTTTGTGAGGTAGTGGCCTCTCCTGCACCAGAGTTCTACCTTACTCCTGGTTCTGCCGAAGTGATCCTTTGTCGTATAAAGAAGAAAGTATGGTATCTGGAGCGAAAGCGAAAACTGCGTCACTTGTTCTGACGCTGGTAGTCACTGCCATTGCCCTCTGGTCGCCTGACCTCACGGGCATGGGCTTGTATCCAGAGTGCTCACTCTGGCAGCGACTCTCATACCCATTCCTTCATGCCTCACTGCTGCATTGCGCAGTCAACTGCTGGGTGCTGCTTTCCGTGGTCTTTTCACGCAAAGTTCCATTTTGGCAGCTTTTTGCAGCCTATATCATAGCTATCACCTACCCTGTCAGCATTTTTGCAAGCCTTGCAGAATATGATGCAGTCGTAGGACTGTCTGGCGTGGTGTTCGCCCTTATCGGCATCATTACCCCATCCACGGCAAAGCTGGTTGCTGGGGTACTTTATGTAGTTACTCTCGTTCTCATTAGCGCATTCATGCCCAACGTGGCATGGACGCTGCACCTATACTGCTACCTTGTCGGGCTGATATTCGTCGGCATGATTACAACACCCATGTCATGGCAGCGGAGTTAGGAAAGACCAACAACATCACCATGTCGCTGCGTGACCAGAAGCAGCAGCAGGCAAGGGAGAAGGCTGTGCGTGACATACTGCGTGAGAACGAGCGACGCAACAGGGAGAACAACCGCCTCTTTAATCCCATCACGGGTGAAGGAAGCGTCGGACAGCGTAAGAAGGTAGTGATAGAGGATTTCCCTATCGACGTAATGTACCTGCCCGTTCTTATGTTGCAAGTGCCTCTTATCAAGAAGCTGGTAAAGGCTGGCAGCATCACGGCATTTCTTACAGAAGTGCTGAAGGTAGAAGATAAAGAGGAAGAACGCCACAAGGTCGTTGAGCAGGTAGTAAGAGTGCGCTATCAGTACGACTTTGCTTTCTGGGCTGCCATGTTGGTTTATATCAGCCCGAAGGAAGGTGGCGACAATATATTGTTCTGGCTCAACCGTCCGCAGCGCAGATTGGTGGAGATGCTGGAGGGTATGCGTACAAACGGCCAACCTATCCGTGTGATCCTGCTGAAAGCTCGACAATGGGGTGGCTCTACCTGCATCCAGCTCTACATGGCATGGCTGCAGCTTGTCATAAAGCCAGGTCTCAACTCGCTCATTGCAGCTCTGCAGAACAGCGTGGCAGATGAAATTCAAGATATGTTCGTCCGCATGATAGATGCCTACCCTGTCTCAATGCTCTATGAGTTGGGGCATGCTTACGTGGAGAATGAGAAGAAATGGGCAGGTGTCGGCAAGTCCGGCAACATACATCGTGTACCACAGCGTAATTGTAAGATAAAGATCGGCTCTGCCGAACGCCCTGATTCCATCCGTGGCGGTTCATACTCTCTGGTACATTGTTCGGAGGTCGGACTATGGAAGAATACGGAGAAGCGCACACCTAAACAGATGGTTCGCTCTGCTTGCTCTGGCATCCTGCTGCGCCCAATGACAATGATTGTCTATGAAAGCACCGCGAACGGCACGGGTAACTTCTTCCACAAGGAATGGCTGGCAGCTGTCGAAGGGAAGTCGCAGTTCAAGCCGCTCTTCATTGCATGGTATGACATCGACCAATACCGCTATGATGTGGCCGACTATGAAGCATTGGCAACATGGCTGTGGCAGAACAGGGAGAACCGCAATGCCATGTCAGAGCGTGAGGAAGCTGGCATCTACTACTGGTGGCTGTGGCAGAAGGGTGCTACACTGGAGGCTATTCAGTGGTATATACTGGAACGTCAGAAGTACAACGACCATGGCGACATGGCAAGTGAGTACCCATCAGACGATGTAGAGGCATTCGTACACTCTGGCAGCATGGTATTCGACCGCTATCAGGTGGAGAAGCTGCGCAAGACGTGCCGCATGCCGAAGTTCGTGGGCGATGTATATGGCGATGCAGACGAGGGTAAGAACGCACTCCGCAACATCCGATTCAGGGAAGATCACCAAGGCCTGCTGTGGATATGGCAGCAGCCTGAGATTGAAGAAGAGGAAAAGGTGCTGCATCGCTATCTGACAGTAGTGGATATTGGCGGACGCTCTCGCAAGGCCGACTGGTCTGTCATCGTGGTGTTCGACCGCCTGATGATGATGGACGGCGAGCCTCCGAGTGTGGTGGCGCAATGGTATGGACATATTGACATGGACTTGCTGGCATGGAAAGCAGCTCAGATCTCAGCCTACTATGATGATGCGCTCCTGGTTATCGAGAGCAATACACTTGAAACCCATGACAAGGAGCGTCAGGTGGATGGAGACCAGTCGCTGTATATCCTCAACCAGATCAAGGACGTTTACGACAACCTCTACGAGCGTGAGCAGAGCGAGGACGAGATACGTGAGGGCGCACCGAAGAAGTACGGATTCCACACCAATACGCTGACGAAGCCTGTGGTTATCTCCGCACTCATCAAGGCTGTGCGTGAACGTTTGTATGTAGAGCGTGACGAGCGCTGCTTGCACGAATACCTCTGCTATGAGCGTAAGCAGAACGGTGCTTTTGGTGCCATAACTGGCGAGCATGACGACCTGCTTATGACACGTGCCATCGGCCTGCATATCGCAGTCAGCAAGATGGAAACGCCTAAGATCGTCATGCGCCAAGGTCGTTTCAAGACTAAGAAACGTGCAGCCGTAGGTGCTGCATCTATATAATATAATGTATAACTAAATATTACGCCTATGAAAAGAATTATGAAATGGCTTCGTGCCATGAGAGACTACATCACCCGTCCGTATTACAATCTCAGGGACTACCTGCGTTATCGTGAGGCTGTCGAGATGGCCGATGCTGCCCATGAGAAGGACAGCGACCGCTACTACGTCATGCCCAGCATGGACGGCAAACTCATTATCGTTGACCGTAAGAACTTCCGCCTTCTGAAGCGTAAGGGCTACATCAGCAAGACTGCCACTATGGGTTCCACCATCACCGAGTGCTTCTATTTCACACCCAACATCCAGCGCATCCCCATCAGCGAAGAATGGCGCAGGAAGAAATACGACCAGTACAAGAAGTGGTGCAAGGCCATGCGAATGATGAATCGTGTAACTAATAAATAAAGGAGATTATTATGGAAAATACAGAGAACAATAAGAAAGAAGAAATCAATGTAGGCGATTATGTCAAGGTTGTAAAAGAGGTCTTTGTTGGCAACAAGGATAACATCTTTGCTAAGGAAATTAATATCTATGCCAAGCTTGCACAAGTAATGTATAAGGTTTGTCATAGTGTAAGACCTAATGAGTATGTAATTAAATTAGGTATCAAATCAGGCAATGAGCCAATTGATTACGAGGTTATTGTTTGGGAGGATAAAATAGAAAAGGTTGAGTTAGACGATGAAATCAAAAAGCAGATGTTTGGGGTTGACGTTATAGATGAAAACGCATGCAAGAAGATGCATGACTTCTGCTATGGCAAAGAGGCATTGAAGGACGTTAAGACCGCCATGGAGGTACAGGACTTTATAAAAGTCACCTCCGAAATGCGAGAGCTATATAAGCAGAAGAACCATGACTACGGCAATAGCTTCGGTCGATCCTTCCAGAAGTACGGCCTTATCTCAGCCATCACCCGCATGTCCGATAAGTGGGAACGCATAGACAGCCTCACCCAGAAGCAGGCAGAAGTAAAAGACGAGAGCATCAGGGACACCCTCATCGACCTCGCCAACTACTGCGTAATGACTGTCATGGAACTTGATAAGAGAAAACCTGACACCAACGCAGGAGAATCATTTGAGATGAGACTTGAAAAGGAATGGCTGGAGCTGACTAATCGCATTGAAAAGCTATCAACGTTCATAAATTCCCAAAAAGCTGATTCTGTTTCACAATATCAAAGGGAATTGCTGAGCGAACAATTAACTCACATGACTGCCTATAAGGTAGTATTAGAAAAGAGAATTACAGACCTTAGTCAAGGAAACAAGCAATGAAAAGGTATAAAGTTTTATTCGCTGATTTGGACGGCACGTTGATCACTACGGTAAGTGGCAAGACGTTTCCAGAAGACTGCACGGACTTTCGTATTCGCAAGGAAGTGCTTGATAAGATAAACTCAATGAAAGGTCTGAGGTACGTCGTTATTGTAACCAATCAAGGAGGTATTCCTGAGCATGTCTCCAGACATGATTTTGAGTCAAAAATACACTGCATCGCGCAGTTCATGGATGCATACCTCTATGATCCTGAAGTATATTGGGATTATTGCTATTCGATGGATAAGGAGCATCCATGTCGAAAGCCTAACACTGGCATGTTACAGGAATTCTTGGACGTAATGGAGATACGCAATAAGGAGAAATTGGTCAAAGACAATATACTTATGATTGGTGATGCAAGCGGGAAGACTGGACAATTCTCTGACTCAGACAAGAAATGTGCAGAGAACTTTGGTATTGACTATATGGACGTAGAAGACTTTGTAGCATGCAATTTCAACGGATCAGAACAGAAGAAGAGCTGAGAAGTATCTACTTTCCTCTACTTTAGAAAATGAAATGACAAAAATAGACCAATATGAAAGCATTCAAACAAGATCTTACAGGCATAGCCACATTGTCAAACAATCCGCTTGCAGTTAACTCACTTGGAGGTAAGCTGCGAAAGATAGCGCGAGGCCGCCCTGATGGAGTGGTAAAGCTACGAAAAAAGGATGGTTCTTTACTAAAGGTTAAGCTAAAGAAGAATGGGCAAGGATGATATTCCTTGCCTTTTCTTTACAATTCTTGCAAATATTGCAAATATTGGAAAGTTTTTGCTAAATTTGCAAATAGCACACGCTTGGGCACAAAATACCTCTCATTGCAAATAATTTGTGAAAAGGGGTCTCGACTATTATATAAAATAATTCTAAATTTCACATTGAAAACCGCTTGCAAATTCATTTCCAAGTACAAAACAATCCATATACATCATGCGCTTTTAATCATTAAATCATTCTTTGGGAGCAGGGGGTCCCAGGTTCGAATCCTGGTACCCCGACAAGCATGAAAATCAAGAGGTTTTGGAAATTCCAAAGCCTCTTTTTTGTTTGTTTTGGTCTTTCTTATTCCCGTTATTGGTTGTTATTCTATGCTATTATAACTAACTTTGCTTGCAAATTTACTTGCAAATTACTTTAGTGTTTTCGGATTATGGCAACTGTAAAACTTTATTTAGATCAGCGCAGGGTAAAGAAAGACGGAACCTGCCCCGTCAAGCTGAACGTACACCACTTCGGCAACATCATTGTAGGTACTGGCTTAGACGTGATGCCCAGCCTATGGACTGGCAACGAGGTAGCAAAAGGTGACAACAGCTACCGTCAGAAGAACGTAGCACTGCGATCCATTGTCAATCGCGTGGAGCTTCTGCTTCTGAACCTTGAAACATCTGGAGAGATCTACCACATGACAGATCAACACCTGAAGAAGCGTATAGATACCTCTCTGACTGCCAGAAACGGCGTACAGAAGGTTTTCTCTGACTATATGGAGGATTTTATCAAGACGAAAGACAAGGCCAGTACGAAGAGTATTTACGCCCTCACGCGTGAAAGGCTGATGGACTATGATGCAGGATGTACCTTCGAGACCATGAACAAACGATGGCTGACGCAGTTTGTGAAGTGGATGAAGGACGATGGACTGGCCATCAACAGCATCGGCATACACCTGCGTAACATACGCGCTGTGTTCAACTATGCCATTGACAACGAATACACCAACCTCTACCCTTTCCGCGGCTTCAATATAGAGAAGGAGCCTACACGCAAGCGCAACCTCAGCGTGGAGCAGCTGCGCCAGCTCCGTGACTACCAATGTGAACCACACCATAAGCTATACAGGGATATATTCATGCTTATGTTCTATTTGATGGGCATTAACTCGATAGACCTGCTTGAAGCCACACCAGACCAGATCGTGAACGGCCGACTGGAATACAGACGAGCTAAGACAGGTAAGCTATACTCCATCCTCATACCACCAGAGGCAATGGAGATAATAGATAGGTATCGCGGCAATAAACACCTACTTAACATTCGCGAACGATACGAGAACTACAAGAACTTTGCCCACCGCATGAACCATGAACTGCAAGAAATAGGAGAAATGAGGCACGTGGGGCGTGGCGGTAAGAAAGTCTATACCCCCCTGTTCCCTGAGCTGACTACCTACTGGGCACGTCACACTTGGGCAACAATAGCCGCAAACCTTGACATACCATTTGAAACCATTTCTGCAGCCCTCGGCCACAGCTACGGATCTACCACCACGAACATCTACATTGATTTCAACCAGAAAAAGGTGGACGAAGCTAATAGGAAGGTAATAGACTATGTTAGTCAGGAATAACAATTATCTTTCTATATTTTGGGTTCTAAATGCTCCAGATAATCTACACCGTCGTAATAACTAATATCTTTAAGCCCTTTACTTAAATAATTTACAAGAAACATAATACCTAACACAATCAAAACCACAAACAGTACTTTTATTGCTGCCTTAATATACTTTGTTGGTGACAAAATAAAATCTCCGAGAAAAGCCAATGGCATAAAAGGTAGCAAAAACAAAACTTCACTAAACATGGCATAAAAGGGTAATATCAGTAATACTACAATTCCAATTACTATAAGTTCTTTAATTCCCAAGCTTCCGTTCCTATACTGTATATAAAACAGATAAGAGAAAAACAATATGGTTAACGCACCACCTACCACCATAAATAATCTATCGTGATTCTTAATATAATCTGTCGCAATCTCAGAGATTCTTATAAGCGCATTTCCTATTGACTGTCTCATGATTTTTAACCATGTTTTATTTAATACCAAATTTGTTCTTTATTTTCTTTGCGCGGGCAGGTTTGACAAAATAAAAATCAAATAAATCCTCCAATAATTCTAATAAATAATCTGCATCACCTTCGTTAACTTCAACAATTCCTCCGTCATCATAATTTGGATGTGCCCCAGCATTTCCAACACATCTAATTATATCTATTGAATCCCTTATATACGAAGGGACTTCTGTCTTCTCTTTAAACTCTTCAATCTCACTTTTAAGATTACCCCTTTTTATGCCTGCTTTATTCCGCAAAATGTTCTGAAGACACCTCCGACTCAACATAGCGCTGGCCTTAGGGCTTATACTAAGAATGGCACTTGCCTCTTTAAAATCTAATGCGTATAAATCTTCAACCTCTAAAGATACCTCTCGATAGCCCTGAGGAGGAAAAACAATCTTCTTTTCAGGATCTATTAACTTATTAGAATTGTTTTCAACAACCTTACTGCTCTCACCTAATTGAACAATAAGCTTAGAACATTCATTGTTTGGACATTTCATATAGTAAACACTATAATAGGTACGGTTAGGTGATTGACCATAACCTGATAAGGGCAATTCAACCCAACTTTCATTTATTTTAACATTACAATGAGGGCACTTCATATATTACCTATTTATTCAACACCTGTATAACCTTATCTTTCAAGCCAAGCTTGACAAACTCGTCATTAGTCAAGTTTAACTCTACCACCACTCTTGCAGAAGCATGAATGTCTCCCCTTTTTAAAGCTATTATTTCGTTTTCAAGCTCCCTTATTCGATTTTTGGCCTCTCTCAAATTTAATACGTTATTATCTTTTTCTTCTTCCTCGAAGAAAGAAGACATAGGCACGTTGAGGATTTCTGCATACTTTCTCAATGTGGACGTATTTAAGTCCTCTTTTTTTAAATCATCATAAACAGCCTGGGAAGATTTTCCAAGCATCTCAGCAACCGTAGAAGCATCAAGTTTTTCTTGCTTTAATTTTCTACTGATAATCATACCTATATGCATAGCGCTAAAGTTTTTTTTTAAAAATATTTCAAGTTTTTCTTGTTTGATTGTAAAGTTTTTCTTTACTTTGCACATGAAAGTTAAATAAATAAATTGATAAAACCAAGAATTATGGAAGAAATCAAAGAGAAACCAAAGCTGACGATCCTCCGAGAAATGGAGGTTGGCGAGGTGCGTCAGTTCCCCGCAGAGGAGATGAACAGCATCAAATCCATGTGCTCTGCTTTCGGCTTCCAGTGGGGCAAGCGCTTCGCTACCACCACCAACAGAGAAGAGAGAACCATTAGTGTAACACGAATTGAATAATACTATGAACGCTCAGAGAACAACAGCCTCAACCTTGTATGACAGGATGGAGGCAAGAAAACAAGAAAGACGCTTCATCGTGAAGCAAAGGAAGTCAGCCCAATATTACCATGGCAGACACTCGGCCGCCAGATGGTTCTGGCAGGAAGAATCCCGTTGGACTACACCTTACGCACTAAGAGAGGCGAAGCATGAAATCCAAAGAAGACAGCAGGAGGTTGCTCTGTCGCCCTATGGCCTTGGGTGGTTAGAACAACTCCAAGAGATTGTCACTGATAGAGAGACGAGAAAAGAAGCATTATATAACTCACTATAATTACATGCAGATTATGAAAACAACAACTGATCCAAGCAAGTGCATTAAGAAGTCACACCTAAAGGCGTTAGAAAAGTTCAAGGCTGAGCTTGAAGCATTCAGACAGGAAACCGGAGAAGAAGTAGCCACTCTATATGAGGATGCTTTCACCTCATTCACACTGTCTGACATTGAAGTCAGGGGCGACCGTGTTTATTACATGTATGACGGCCGTCAGGAGTCCGATTTAATCGTGAACTTAGACGAAGAGACCATGGAATATTACGAAGATGATCTCTACGGCCTTATGGATACCATCAAGTTCTGGAAGAAATGCCTTCGCAGAGCACGTCGATACTGGCAGATGGACACAGCGACTCTGGATGCCATACAAGACGGTGAACGTGAGGACAAGGAAGAAGAGGAGGAAGAGTAACCTATCAACAATCTTATCCCCCGCATGGCAAGCCGTTTCTATCCTGACATTTCTACGGCGGTGCCACCCTGCTTCGAGCGCAGACGGGGGAGCTAACAAAAAAAAAGTAAAAAGATATGAGACAGAAAAAGGCAGGACAGATCCAAGAGGTAGAGAAATTATGGCTCACTACAGAGGAAGCCATGAAGTATCTGGGATGCTCTCCAGACTTCCTGAAAAAGATACGTGAAAAGGGTGAAGTGACATACGCACAGTATGGCAGCAAGGCGGTGTGGTATCTCAAAGCCAGCATAGACCAGTTCCTCTCCAAGCACATCGTGGGAGAACGGCCTGCCAGCCTCATGCCGGGCACATATATCAGTGCCAGCACAAGAATCTAACCATAAAAACTAAATAAATTATGAAACAGAGCAAAGACTATCAGAACGCACTCTCTGCCACACGCAAGGAGCTGCACGAAATGGAGATTGGCAAGGGCATGTGGCCTGCCATCCAGTATGCCAACCAGATGCTCAGGGATCTGGTACAGAGAGACGGCTTCCGTGAAGATGCCACTATGCAGGCACAGGCTGATGCCTGTGAGGAGTTTCTAACCGATCATGATGCAATGGCGCTATGACAACAATAGACCTTATCCTTCTGCTGGCTATTGTCGCACTATTGGAGACGGTAGCTATCTGGTTGTTACATAAAGAGTGTAAGATGCTGAGGGAGGCCATATTCCACCTTCAAAATAGTTAATATATGAAAAGAGTGATAGTATATTCGGCGTTGTTCGTCATATCCTTCGTGATATGCGCCCTGACCATCTACAGCATGAACTGGCTCTTTTGGGTGAGCCTCATCGTGTTCGCATACACATGCAACCGCATGGAGCGTTTCTACGACGTACTTCATGGGGAGATAGACGACCTCTTCGGGCATGACAGCCCACTGAAATAACAACCTATTTAATATAACAATTATTATGGAGAAAGAATATATCGGAAAGAAGGTTATTATCCGCTCAGACAGAGCGGGAGTGTTCTACGGCACACTGGCAGAGACAGAGCCGTGCGGTAACAAATTAAGTGTGAAGCTGACGCAGTGCCGTAGGCTCTGGTATTGGGACGGTGCGGCCAGTTTGTCACAGCTTGCCGTGGATGGGACAAAGGAACCTCGTTCTTGTAAATTCACAATGAGCGTGGACGAGATTGTAGTGCTGGGGGTGATTGAGATTATCCCGTGTACAGAGATTGCATCTTCATCGATTGAGAATGTGGCCGTATGGAAGCGATAGATAAGATACAGAAATTCCTTGCCGTTAGCGATGGCTCTGGCGATGGCTATGGCTATGGTGGCTATGGCTATGGTGGCTATGGCTATGGTGGCTATGGCTATATTGATGGTTCTGGCCATGGCTCTGGCTCTGGTAGCTATGGCTATGGTGATGGTTCTGGCGATGGTTCTGGCGATGGTTCTGGCTGCGGTGGTGATGGTTCTGGTGATGGTTCTGGCTATGGCGATGGCGTAAAGAGCATTAACGGTGAGCGTGTCTGGATAGTGGACGGTGTACAGACACTGATTGACTGTGTGCATGGAAGCTACGCAATAGGCAGGATTTTACTGGGTGACTTGACGCTGCTACCATGCTACATAGCGCGTGTGGATAACAGCTTCGCACATGGTGGGACGCTCCGACAGGCTTTTGATGATGCCCGTGAGAAGGCTCTGGAAGACTTACCAACGGAGGACCGGATAAAGAGGTTCCGTGAGCACTTCACGGATTTCGACAAGCCTTACCCTACGGCTGACTTCTACCAGTGGCACCACATACTCACTGGAAGCTGTGAGATGGGGCGCAGGAACTGGTGCGAGGAACATGGCATTGACATGGATGGCATGTACACCGTTAGGCAGTTCGTTGAGCTTACGAAGGACAGCTACGGGGGTGATGTTATCAAGCTTCTTTAATTTTGCATGCCATTATAGTGCCCAGCGGAAGTGTATCACAACACTGTGAAGGGTATAAACCGATGACTCGGCGGGGAACAGAACCGCCACACGGGAAGTATAACCAACCCTTTCTCAGGCAGAGTTGATAGCCTGCCATACGATTATGAGACTGGCGATGGCGATAGAAGGTAATGTGGTTCGACTCCATAGCTTCCCACCAGACAATTTTCAAAACCTATTAAAAGATTCATACCTCCTGAAGGCCAGCAGAAGTCTGCGAAGATGTGAAGCTGATAATCCTTTGGGGACATATTGAAAGAAGAATGCGTAAATGTACTATTCAATCAAACAGACCCGACAGTCTGTGAAGATAGTCGGGACACGGAGAGGTAAAGCTGGTAATATTTGGAGGCAACCAGCAACAGCCAAGGGTTTTTATGGTCAATCTTACCCACGGCTACAGTGCAGAGCGAGGTTCGAGTCCTCACCTCTCCACACTTACTTTAAAGACTGAACACTATGAGCAGATTTGATGAATTACTTGCAAAGGAATTAGAGGTGCAGGTGCGTAAGGCACCCAGCGACGAGGAACACCGTCTGCAGGTTGGCTGCGTGCGATGGTTCTGCCTTCAGTATCCACAGATGGCGCACAGCCTCTTCGCAGTGCCCAACGGAGGCCGACGTGATGAGCGCACGGGTGCCAAGCTAAAGGCCGAGGGCGTGCAGGCTGGCGTGTCCGACCTGATCCTGCTGCGGCGCAGCCGTGAATACGGTGCGCTGTGCATAGAGATGAAGACACCTACGGGCGCGCAATCCAAGGCGCAGAAGGCATGGCAGCGCCAAGTCACTGCCGATGGCTATAAGTACGTGGTGTGCCGCAGCGTGGAGGACTTCATGCGTGAGGTGAACGCCTACCTGCAAAGCTGATGTATCACCCTTAATACCATTCTCACCATGGTCAATGTAATGAAGCAAGGGATAGACTACTATCCGCAAAACGTGAACTTCTTCTTCGATGAGAAGATAGTCACCATAGAAGAGCGGTTCGGCATGCTGGGAGGCTACATCGCCATACGCCTGCTGCACAGCATCTATGCACAGGGCTACTACATCAGCTGGAATGCTGCCACATGTGCTGCTTTCTGCCGTGCGCTTCCATACCAGGACGGGCATAAGCCTATCACGGCAGCACTGGTCAAGAAGGTACTCACCCACCTCATCAGCGTGGGCTTCTTTGATGAAGGTATGTACCGCAAGTATAAGATACTTACCTCCCACGGCATACAGCGACGCTACTTTGAGATCACCAAGCGCAGGCGCGGCATCAAGTTAGAGCCGAAATACCTGCTTACGGATACGGCTGATTCACAGAGCGTTGAGAAAACAGACTCAAATTGCACGCAAATTGCAGACAATTTGAATGCAACTTGCACGCAAAATGAACGCAAATTGTCGAGAAAAAGAAAAGAAAATCAAAGTAAAGGGAATCCCTTTCCCTCTATATCTCCCTCTCCCTTACAGGGCGATGGAGAAGAGGAAGGAGGAGGAACAGATATTTCTCAGGAAGAGGAAGGAGGGCAGCAGATGCGCATCCTGCTGGCAAGGGCTGGCGTGGATAAGGACACCATCTGGGAGCTACAGCGCCTCACGGACAACTTCGCCAAGGGAGGCTTCGCCACCGACCTTGTGGCCGACTGGCTGAAGAACCGCCAATGCAAGGACTATGAGCTGCGCCAGCACCTCAAAGGGCTGGAGGACAAGGGGCAAATAAAGCCAGCCATGCGCTACAAGGATTGGCAGGTCATGGTGTGGCTGCGTGAGAACCTGCCGCCAGCAGACAGTGCCCTCATCTGGCTTTCTGCACGCAGCTCGGTTTCCAGACTGGAAAGCTGTCGCACTGCCATTGCCGAGATTAAGAAAGGGAAGATCAACCAGCCAGCCGCGTTCATACGCAGCCGCATAAACAGCCGTTAGCCATGCCACGAAAGAAATCTATATGCAGCGTGAACGCCACCATGCAGGTGGACGGTCACATCGATATTACCTGTCGCATAGAAGGGCGCACCGTGCTTCCCAGCGACATAGACACTGGCCACGGCCACAAGCTCTGGCGTGCCGTCAAGGAACTGGAACTATCCCTGCAACCCCGCTTCGGCTTCGCTGCCGCCAGCAGGAGAAAGGAGGGCGTATGATTAGTGAGGTTTTCAATACGGATTGTCTTGCCTATATGGATAAAATACCTAACAACTATTTCGACTTGGCTATCGCAGATCCACCTTACGGGATAAACGCTCCAAACATGAGGATGGGAGAAAACAACGGCTATGAGTCCACAGCAAAGCGCTGCAGGAAAGGCCGTCTAAATCAGGGTGCTGGTAAATTAAAAAACCGCGCATTAAATACCATGCCCTGTGATTGGGACTATTTTCCTCCCTCCCAAAGATTCTTTGATGAACTCATGCGTGTAAGCAAGAACCAGATTATCTGGGGAGGAAACTACTTCAACCTGCCGCCTACCAGATGTATTGTGTGCTGGGATAAAGAACAACCGTGGGATAACTTCTCGCAAATTGAGCTGGCATGGACATCATTTGACAAACCAGCAAAGATTTTTAGGAAAGGCGTATCAGGCGGAAGTGTGGCAAACATGCTAAGCAACCCGAAGATACATCCTACCCAGAAACCTGTAGAGCTATATGCCTATCTCTTGCGCACTTTTGCCACTCCTGGCTGCGTTATCTTCGATCCAATGATGGGTAGCCAGAGCAGTCGTATAGCAGCATACAAGCTCGGATATGACTTTTATGGCTGTGAACTCAATGAAGATTATTTTCTCAGTGGCAATGTACGTTTTGAGAAGGAATGTCACGGAGTTGAATTTTTGATTAACGGAAAGAGAGTGATACAACAAGAATTGTTTGAACTATGAAAACTCTTAAACTACCCAAAGAGCCAAATCCGATGCCAAGGCATTGTGAGCTTATCATGCACCCAAACCATCTGGAAGTGGTGCGCACTGACGGCCGCACGCCCACACTCTCAGACATCAGGGCGAAGAATGAATGGGAAAGATACCTCCGTGCCTTGGCAGCCATCAAGAGAAACAGAAAAACAAGTTTAATATACTAAAAAAGACATTATGAACCGCTATTATGAAACCAGCGTCCGCTTTGACAAGGTTATGGAAGACGGACAAGTGAAAAACGTGAAGGAAACCTACGTCGTAGATGCCTACACCTTCACCGAGGCAGAGGCACGAATTACAGAAGAAATTGCTCAGTATCAAGGCGACTTCGACGTGTTTGCCATCAAGCGCACAAAGTATGAGGAAATCATCTTTGATGTGTACGGTTTAGTTAGTCAAGTCGAATCTGACGCACAGAAGATAACTGGCGTAAACAGCAAGCTCTCTGCTACGGCAGACCGCTACTACAAAGTGCGCCTCAACTTCTTGTTGATAGACGAAGCCACTGGCAAGGAAAAGAAAGAGCCGCACTTCTATCTGGTGCAAGCAAACTCCGTGGATGCCGCCAACGAGATTATCCACTACCACATGCGTGGCACCCTTGCCGACTATGAGGTCGCCACCATCGACGAGACTAAGGTAATAGACGTTCTCATTCATGATACGGAGGAAACAGTATGAGTACACACATGACACAAGGCATGCTTGCAGTGCTGACATGCTTACTGATAGCTGCAGCTGTTAGCTTCATCCCCGCAAACTACCTTCACAGCGGAGAGTCCGTAGTCCGCATTACCAATATCACGGTGCAGCAGAACGTAAGCGGAGGGAGTGAGGACGCTGGGGTATCTACCAGTTACCGATACATCGTCTCTACAGACAGGGGAATATTCCATATCAGCCCAGATGGGCTGTACGCCTCAACCGCATTCGGAAGAATAGAGGCAGGTGCTACATACCGCATCTTCCATAGAGGCTACACCATCCCTTTTCTGGGGATCTACCCACAAATTATCCATGCTGAATTATTAACGAAATAATAACATTGAAACTGAACGATTATGGAAGAAAGACTCATTGATGCCGTAGTGATAAAGAGCGGCGAGAAAGTAAGAGTGAAGCAGGTCGTGGCTGGCAGCGAGTATTTTATGGCAGAGGACAACAGTCCCTATCACACTAAGGAGCTTGACTTCACGCAGCAGGACATTGTAGATAAGCTCACGCAGGATCTGCAGGATCAGATTGGCGATCCGTTCAAGGAGTCGCGAAAGTACTATGAAAAGCTAATGTCGATCCTTGATCCGTTAGAATCAGAGAAGCGCCGTACCGAGGCTGCCACCCGTGAATACTGGCGCAAGCTGCGTGGGGACATCTACTTGGAGCTTGTTAAGGCCAAAGCCTTCAGTCATAGCGATGTTATCAACCCAGGTTCCCAAGATGAAATCTTGGAAACAACTAATAAAGCTGTTTCCACTCTCTATCTTGCAGATAAAAATCTTTTCTTCGATGTTGGATGTGACACCGACCCAGAAATTAAAACTTTATAAGGAGAATCTATTATGAGCGAATTATATTGGATTACAAGACTTGACCTCATTACAAACACTCTTGTGATAATTATTTTCTCGTTAGTAATAGTGGGGGCAATTGCAGGTATTTTTTATTTTAATGCGCGTGATGATGCATACAATAAAGAAGAAGTTAAAAAACTCAATGACTATTTTGTCAAGTTCTTGAAAGTTTATATAACAGTGTTTATTGTATCAGCCTTATTGAGAATATTTATTCCTACCACCAAAGAGGCATTGGCTATATATGGCATAGGAGGCACTTTCGATTATATCCAGCAAAATGATACTGCCAAGCATTTGCCAGACAAGGTAATCAATGCGTTGGATGCTTACTTGGATAATCTCAACAAAGAAGATGAGTAAGAATATTAGTTCATGCGAAAACTGCCTATTCTTTGTTGAGCCTTATCCCTCTTTGATGCTGTGCATCGGTGGCAGAGGTATTTATGAGCTAAAGAGCACCAAGACCGATTGCAAGCGATGGGTAGAGGACACCAAAGAAAACGCAGTGGAATGGTTGAAAAAGCATAAGGAGGAAACTATGGATAAGAATATGTTTGACCACAGAGGTTTAATTAAAAAAGGGCTTGCTTTAGATATATTAAGACTATAAGATTATGACAAGGAAAGACGTCGAGAATGAGTACGGTGATTGTACTCGCGAGCAAATGATAGCCTATCTGACGAAGGTGCATGAGCTTCAGAGGAAGGCAGCAGGAAAGATGACGGTAGATGTGTGTCTACTGAACGACCACGGCGCGATATTCGGTGGCGTGGTGCGAGAACCCCAAATCTGTATCAGTATTACGGTGATGGATGTGTTCGGGCAGGAGGACTATCAGAAGAGTTGGGACTTGTATCAGTTCTACCCTACGAACAAGAACAACGAGCGTTTGTCCGACTTCAAGAAGACGGTGTACCAGTTCGTGAAGGACTTCGACAAGGAGTGGAACCGTCGACGCGAGAACTACATTAAACGACACGGGGAGGATTGCGTATGAACAACATGTTTATTTCTTCAGCAAAGAAGGATGAAGTCGTTGAAAACTTTGCCAAAAGCAAGAGGGAAGAATTAGAAAAGATGATTCCTGGTTTTGTCGATGACAGGAAATTTACTGATATTGTGCTGAACTTTTACGAGAGAGGAATAAGGGACGGTGCACAAATGATGCTTGAACGGATGACAGAGAATGCTGTGAATGGCATTTGTATATCTAATGGAGCGGAATGTGGAGCATCTATTGAATCATCAGCAGGAATGTTGTTCCTCCAACACGGCACACTCGATGTTGGTGACAAAGTAAAAATTATAATTGTTAGGGAGGGCTGAACAATACAATAGATACAATAAATGATTTAATATTAATAATATGGAAATAAAGGAAGCATATTGCTCAAAAGAGGTTTGCGAACTCCTTAGAGAAAAGGGTTTTAACGTTGCAACTGAGTATGTGTACTTAGGTGATAACAAAGGCAAGGTTGCAAAGAGTTTTACATCACACTTTGTCAAAAAGCGCAATGATATTATCCCATGTCCTACGCACCAAATGGCACTTGCGTGGCTAAGGAAGAAAGGCTATTCTGTAGAAGTCCATGTAACAGCAGTTGGTTGGCATTGGGAAGTCTGCAAGGTTAATGGCAAACTAATAGCAAACGGTGGTGCATGTGATGACTATGATGAATGCACGGAAAGTGCATTAATGTACGCTTTAACAGAAGTGATATGATGCAACTATTTTTAATATTGCTCATTGCCGACCTAATCGGCATGGCGTTTATAAGGAGGTAGAATATGGAAACAAAAGATTTGATGATTGGCGATTGGGTGTTATATACTGAGTTCGGTAAAAACGAATTTCATAGAGTAGAAATTGTTGAGCCTACTCGTGTGTGGCTTAAAGGTTGTAAGACTTATGTACCAGACGAGTTTATTAAACCAATACCAATTACTCCAGAGATATTGGAAAAGAATGGTTTTGTTGCTAATAAACACGTTTATCCATATCCATATTACGAGTATATAAATAAAGAGCATAAATTAATAATTGGTTTTGCATTTCCACAAGGAAATAGAACATCGTATAAAGAACAATGGGTTTATATTGATTCAGAACATGTTTTTATTGAGCATTTACCTTGTGTGTTTGTTCACGAACTCCAGCACGTTTTGCGTTTGTGCAGGATTGAAAAAGATATTGTGTTATAAGGAGGCAGAATATGAACAATGATTTTACACTTAATGTTACCCCAGTGATGGCAAAAGCGCATGATTGGGAAATAAATGACTATTACTTAGCATCGTTCCTATATAAGCCTTTTGGGATGAAAAACAAGATTAAACACATTTGCCTCACAGCTAAAGGTGACAAAAAAGAAGATGCTGTAAAAGTAATCATATCTGATATTGAATACGAGATTGATTCTTTGACTGAAATAAAGGATAAAATTAAAAGTGCATATAAGTTATGAAATGGATAATAATTTTAGCCATTATCTACGTGTGTGGCTGGTGGTTCAGAAAGGAGGACAAATGAATGAGAAAGCATTAAAGGAAACCGTCAACGCCATTATGACGATTGCAACCAAGAACAATCTTGACGTAGGTGAAACACTCAGTAATCTTTGCACATCGGTGCAATGCATCATACAGCTTCTGGCCAGCAGGCACGATTATAATCCAGAAAATATAGCGCGATGGTTTTCAGAATCAGTAAAAGAAGGAGTTAAAGCCCCAACAGGCGAACTGAAGAAGCTATTGAAAGAACAAGCTAAGGTACTAATACCATAGCATAGAAAGGAATAAACAATGAATAAGAAATTTACAAAAGAAGATCTGCTTCCGTTCTGCGCAGATCCTGACAATGAGCTTTTACGGCCATGGATTAAGAAACCATGGAGAAACGAGCAGACTGGCGACGTGTGGGCTTCCGATACACACTTTGCGTTGATTGTAAAAAAGTCGCTTGTCAGCGGACGATTCAAAAAGTATAGTTATGGTAGTAAAATCAAGATACCGCAGGCAGACATGCGCGTCACGATAGATTTTGCAGCCATAGATGCCGCCTATGATAAGGTGGAGAAATACGTGGAGACCACAAAGGTGACTTTGGACGAGGTTGATGAGTGCCTGGACTGCGGAGGTACAGGAGAGGTGGATTGGGAATACACAGACTTGGACGGATGCACCCATGACATGATAGCAGAATGCCCTGTATGCCATGGCGAAAAGAAAGTGAATGTCGTGATTGAGAAGCCAACGGGAAGGATGCTGCCAAAGCCTCAACAAATCTTCAGGCTTCACAGAGTGCTTTTCGATGTCAGAAGTTTTATGCATGTCGTAACCACTCTCAGGGATCTTGGATTCAGTCAACTGGTATGGGTGCATGAAGATCCAAAGGACGCAAATCTTTTTGAGGTTGCAGAAGGAATCACGCTACTGATGATGCCGATGATTGGCGATGGCAAATCAGAGGAAGGTATAATAGACATAAGCATTAAATAATATGAAAATCAGTTATGAGATTGAGTTTGCTGAGAACGGTGTCATTCTGCGCCCTGAAAACGCCCCTACTACCGTCCACACTGAAAATGAAATCCCTAAAGAGGGCAATGACAGCTTCTGTATGGCTCTCGGTGAAGAAATTTACTACAGCCTTCTGCGTAAAATGGAGAAGGAGGGCACTTACAAGTTTGAACTATCGATAGAAGTTAAAGAAATAACAGAGCAATGAAAGGAAAAGTATATATCAGCGGCCCCGTATCAGGACTTGACAAGGCAGAGGTGCGCAGACGCTTCGCCGAGGCAGAGCGACACCTAAGACGTAATGGGTATGAGGTATTCAACCCCTGCAGCACCCACCTGCCACCAGATGCCACCCACGGCATGTACATGAATGCGGACGTGAAGCAGATGCCATATTGTGACATTGTGTATTTCCTGCGCGGCTGGGAGCGCTCTCACGGCTGTCGCTATGAGCACCAGCTTGCCTTAGCCACAGAGCGCCGCATCTGCTATGAGGAACCAGCCAGCTACACGCTGCCTACCTTGTCTAAGGAGGAAATCTTCGAACGCCTCTGCATGTTTGTCGGCCTGCAACCAGCCTACGTCCGCTCACGGAATAACAGCAAGAGGTTTGTCTGCACACGCATGGCTTTTGTGTCATACCTTTACTTTGAGCGCAAATTTAGCACGCGTGACATTGCCGATGTGCTGCAGCGCAGCATCAGCGGCATAGGGTGGCTGCTGCGCAACCGACATTCACACCGCGAAGAGGTAGAGAAGATCCTGAAGCTCTTCGACCAGCTGGAAGAAGTCATACCCTACCCTGCTCCACAGGAAGGATAGTTTATTATTCATAATTTATAATTCAATATGAAACAGTCATTATTAGAAAAAATCATCGCTTTCATGTTTGGCAACAGATACTATGCCAATATCGTGAACACGCGCGGCACTACACGCTGCGAACTTACCTGCTTCATCTTCAACACCCGTGAGCAGGCAGAGCTACACCGCCAGCAGTTGGGAATGGTGGCATCTTTCGACTTCATCGAGACCGTCAGCTTCCGCAGCCGCCGCCTCTATGTGAGTAGGTTCAATCAGGCGAACATCGACGGCAATGCCGATGTGGTGTCCGTACAAGTCGGTCAGGGAGGATAGGCCATGCAGAAGATTATCAGATACATCAAGGAGCTATGGCAGAGCCACCGCTACCGCAGCCTGTACGTCACTGCCGATCCGCAGGACACCTCCATCACGCTGAGCACCGCGCTGGTGAAGCACATGGGCATCATGGATCAGAAGGAGGCCAAGGTACTCATGACGTGGGCACACAACAGCCCATATCCCGACAGCGGTTTCTGCTTCACGCTAAATCCAGACCTCGGAGGATTCCCAGACACGCAGCTCTGCGAAGTGCAGTATAACACCCGCTACCACACCGTGGGTTTCGAGACGCTTATTCCCACCGTGGCACGCATCTTCTACGACTACCGCATCACGCCACAAGACAAGCCCTGCAAGTTGCCTGTAAGGCCTTACAGAATGAAGAACGGGCGCACCACCTATTTCATACTGCGCACACCCATAGGGTAGCCTCAACGGGCTACCCTATTTGATTAACGGATAACGGTATACATCCGTCGTGCATCAGTACTTTTATAGCAGATTATTGTTTTACAGGATGAAATCAAATACAAAAGAGTGGATTCAGTATGCCACGGCCATAGCCATGATAGCATCAGGCATAATACTGGCTTTCTTGTCGTTCTTCTTCAACAACTACGACATTGCCGACGGAGTGCTGTGGTACATCGCACAGGCGTTGGTCTATGCGGGCGGCATCTTCGGAGTGAGTTTATATTTCAAGACCAAGCTGGGTGAATTTGAGAGCCGCACCAAGGACGAGATACGCCAAGCCGTGCGTGAAGGGAGGCAGGAACCATGAAGCACTTCACCATCACCGAACTCTGCGCCAGCGACACAGCCAAGAAGCTGGGCATCTACAATGAGCCTACCGCAGCCGTGGCCGACAATCTTGTCCGCCTCACAGAGAACATCTTAGACCCCTTGCGTGAAGCCTACGGAAAGCCCATACGCGTCAATAGCGGCTACCGCAGCCGAAGCCTCAACAAGGCCGTAGGCGGAGCCAGCAACAGCCAGCACCTTGAAGGCAAGGCTGCCGACATTGTGGGCACGCCCAACAATCGCACAGAGAACACCATCCTATTCAACCTCATTCAGAACCTCCACCTACCATTCGACCAACTCATAGACGAGAGTGGCATGACGTGGATTCACGTCAGCTTCGACCTTCACCGCCAGCGTGGGCAAGTCCTAAAGCTGTGAACTCCATCATTCTGCCGCCCACATAGCCTTGCAGGTAGCCAGCCTCCTCACTCTTCGGATCCACCCCATAGAATGTCGATATATGCTCCACGATGTGCTTCAGCTCATGCACTGCCGTGTTAAGGAACTGCCTCAGCGATGTTGCACGGCTCACCACGGCCACCGAAGACCTGCTGCGATAGCTGGTGTAGGTGTAGCCAGTGTTAGGCTTCAGTAGCGTCCGTATCGCCTCTGCCGTGGCATGTACACCCTCACCTACACTCAGCAGGGCATCACTCACCCATGCCAGTTCTTCTGCATTGGGCGCATAGAACACCACTACCAGCCAGTCGCCCTCGCCCAACATGATGCGCTGCACCCACATGGCTATACCATTTCTTCCCAGTCTATGTACTGATGTTCACCGTTCAGGCACATGTCGGCATACCAGCGGTTGAACACTTGCCCCTCACAGGCATCCGGATCATCCAGCGTCTGCTTCACATACATAGCCAAGTGGCGATTGTCTGGCACGGCACCAGTCAAGTAGTCGGCAGCACACATGTTGGCCACGTACACAGCATCCCATATCACCTGCTTTTCTCCCAGCTTCAAACCAGCCTCATCAAGCAGTCTTTGCACCTGCTCACGCGTCAGCGGGTTCAGCTTCACCATGTTTCCTGCACCGTCCTTCTTGCGCATCAGGCTCACGGCATACTCGCACAGCGGCTTGTTGAAGTGCAGCCCGTGTTGGTTGATGTATGCCAGCATGTCGGCAGGGAATCTCGTTATTACATTACACATACACATAGTTCCTTGTTTTTATGAATTATAAAAGCGGAGCTGTCCGAGTCTGCCCCATTCAGCTCCGCCCCTCTGTGTTCTAAGCTCTTAATACGGATAAGGGCCGTATGCGCCGTAGCGGTTGCCTTCTTCTTCGGCCTCCAGCTGCTTCTTGCGCATTTTCAGTTCCCTGATCTGTTGCTCCAGCATTTCCACTTCCTGCTCGTTGTCGTGGTAGCCACGATTACCGCTGCGCAGGTTGGTGATGTCCATAGGATAGCCGCGCTCATCGCGTCTGTAGCCACCCCTACTGCCAGAAGAGCTTCCTCCCATGCGCATGCCACTACGGCTGCCCATTTCCTCGGCACCCATTTGCTCCAGCATCTGCTTCACCTCCTTCAATGTCTTTTCGTCATCGTCG